ATTTCAACAGGTGCGCGAGCGTCTTCGCGTCGGTGATGTCGTTGACGGCCACGATCGTGAGCGCGGGATCCTTGTACGCGGCGCGGAAGAAGTTGCGGCCGATCCGCCCGAACCCGTTGATGCCGACGTTGACGGCCATGTCATGAACCTCCTGCACGGTAATAGGATGATTCATCCGGGAAAGGAAGATTATACCCCCTGAGGGCCTTCTGTCAATTTTTCCGGGTATATGGTAGTGGGTCAGTTTGAGATGCGTGTGCTTGAGAGGTCAGGCAATGGTTGTTCACTTGGCGTGGTGTCCGCGATATGATGCGCGAATTAGGATCGGTCTCGTATGGGGGAGAAAAGGTTTGCAAGGAAGCGAAATCGCCACCTTATCGGTTGGTATCGGCGCAACCATATGGTTTGCGGTTTTCCCCCCAAGGACTATTCTGATGAGACTAATTCTTGGGATTTTTGCCATCGCTTTTTTAATATATGGCCTCACAACGATTACCTTGGAGTATGTAGCCATGAAAGTTTCATTATGGCCGATTGTAATTATTGGAGGAGTTGTAGGATGTATCGCCGCAGGATTGGCATGGAAACAATCTATAAAACATCCTGCCCAAGCCGAACGACCTAAACTAACCGATGAGGTGACCACACTGCCGGAAATTCCTTCGCCGCAAGCAACACGGCAACCCGAGAAGGCACAGCCAGAAACTAAACAGACTCCACACCCGAGTAAAACATCTCCTTCTCCCGCGCAATCGAAACAAAAAGATGTTGATACAGGGTTAACTTTCCGAGAAGTACCACCTGAAAGTCTAGGGTTTAAGCGAACCGTGCCTGACAGTTTTACGATTGAGTTTGGGACAAACAAAGGGACATTCCCAACAGAACTCCTGGAAAGGCAGGTGCCATTTGAAAGACTTATCGGGATCAAGGCTGATGGCGATCTCCCACTAAAGGTTTATTTCGATAAAGACGGCGACATGAAGATCGACGCAACAATATACGAAAGTCGCGGAAAGGTTGCTGCGGTCATTAAATCCAGTAATTTCGCTGTTATAAACAGCGGATGGGACAGAAATTGGGATCCAGTTGCCTTTGAAATTGTCGATGAAAGGCAAAATCCAATATTTCAGATTGAGAGAATAAATTGGAATTTCCTTAAGTTAAGGGGTTTATTAATCACTTCTGAGGGGGCTGTTTTTGCAATCACGGACAGTGCATTAATTATTAATCCTACAGGACAAGTAGCACCTCCGAAGCGACTGTTTCAGTACCCCGGCAATGCCCACTTGCATCAACGTGTAGGGAAATAGTATTTGAGAAAGGGGTATCTGATTGTCAGTTTAGCAACGAGGCGATCTCCTCCACCGACCACACGTGATCCGATACCCCCGCTTCCATCGCGGGTGTAACCCTCAACGTCTGATGGATTCGCGCAAAGTTGTAGTACATGAAATGCAGGCTCACGGCATGGCTCAGGTTCTCCACCTTTTTCGAGAAAGCATTCGTTAGCCGCGTGAATCGGCGCATGCTCATCCGCATGGTAAGATTGTTCCGTTCCACATAGCTGGTCGATATGTATTTCGGATCGGGTTCTCCGTTGATCTTGGCAACTCGCGTTCCTGTGCATTCTGCGGGGCTATATTTGGTGTCAGGATTTTTATTGCTGTTCTCGCTTCCGTACATCTTGACCAGCATCGCGTAATCGACGTTCCCGGAGAAGGAGTTTTCCACGGCATCAACATATTTTCGGTAGCCGTCTGATGTCAGTTGGATTCGGTGGGCAAGTCTTCCAGCGAGGTTATTTATGAACTCAGCAGCATGCTCAGCGGTCCGGCGGCCAATCTTCCAACAAGGGACCAGTTTCGTATCAGCGCAAATCGCCGTGAAGGTCCATACGTCACCGAACCCAAACTGATCCTCGTATTTTTCAGGGACATTCCTTCCCTTCGCGTAACAGAAGCTCCATACCTCATCGACCTGGACGCGCTTGCAGTTCAGGTTGTGGAAGGTTTTATCCTGGTACTCCGCGCATGCCTTGCCAAGATCGGCAAGGAGCTTGAGCACCGTGCCCTTGGCCGCGCCCGTCATGCGGGACGTGGCGCGGATCGAGTTCCCCTCTACCAAGGCGGCTACGATTTGCGCCCTCTGCTTCGTGCTCAGCCTATTCATCTCCATCCCCCCTCAAGCCTGATGTATTCATCATGCTTGAGCGGTCAAGCAATGTCAACAAGTATTTTCTGCCCCCGCTATGCTTGAGCGGAAATGCATCTTGACACGGGATACAACCGTGGGTTATAAATAAAGGTGCCCGTGGTGGGACTCGAACCCACAAGGCCGGCCAGCCAGCGATTTTAAAGACCGCCGTGTTTGCCAGTTTCACCACACGGGCACCAGGTTGTGACCCCCTAACGGGGGCAGGGTATGGGTGAGACGAGCGGACCGCCAAGCCTACTCCGTCTCACCCACTTTGTTTTTTACGGGCCTCCCTGCGATGCCCTGTCACTAATAATTTCATTACCGATCCTCCTTCCTAGGGGAAATCATTATTTCTTTTCCCCAAGACCCAATGTAATGCGCACAATTTGTACAAACCGATCTACATCCTCCACGTTGTAGTCTTGATTCATTGTAAGAGTCCATATTTTGCCAATACCAATAGATATCGGTATCCGAACCATTCCTTCGGGTGGTTTCTCGTCACCACTATGCTGAAATTCTTGCTCACCACCCTTTGCGCCGTTGTTTCCCTGTTGACCATGTGTCTTTTTCTGGCGTGTTCCGCCTGGTTGCCTTTGTCGTCGTATCTTCTGTATATATTTTGAAAGTTGTATGTCCCCATCCTTTGCTATAGATATAAAGAAAGCAACGCATTTACGTATTGTATCACCTGAAATACCTAGCCCTTCAAACCTCTCATCAAGTTGCCTAGAAGTAGCGGTTTTAAGATCAAAATTTTCTGAAAAAAGAAAAACATATGATTCCTTTACAATACCATTGTAGTATTTTTGCTTTTCTTCACCCTGAGCCTTGACTAGATTTGTCAATTTCTCCGTAGGCTTGCCGTCATCTGCTGTCAATTTCAAGTAACGCAGTGCATGAAGTATATTGGTTTGTGTTGCGCCAGAGAGGCTTCCCATGACGCTTCGGTCAATACGACCAGGGAGACCGTGACCCCGCAGCCCGTCCACGAAGTTCTTAAATGATTTGTAGGCGACGTACGGAGGAACAGGCTTCCGGCCCCCATCAGTTTCGCCCTTCGTCATGATCGTCTACCTCCAATTTTTTATACCGGTAGAGTCTCATGCCACAATCCGTATGTCAATACCCCATCTGCCGTCTACCGACTTTTTTTGAATCTGCTTTTTGGCATGACTAAAATGTCTAAAAAAAGGGGGTGCGCCATGAGGGGCGATATCGTCGTGGTCAGATCCTTTACGGGAGATCAACTTGAGCGGCGGGTTTGGAGCGAAACCGATAAAACCATCTATGTGGTGAACGAGGAAAGCTTCGGTCTGCTGATGTCAGGAAAAGAAGCGCCAATGCCGATAGGGTTCCGGCGGGAGGACATTATTCAGAATTAGGATCAGGAGGGCACCGGCTTGGGAAGAGTAGGGAGATTAGGTTTAGGAAATTACTTCTTGGTCGTTTTCGCCCAACGTGTCTGCGCCGCCTTCTTGGCGATCTCCTTCCGCTTCTTCGCGGATAGCTTGGCCGCTCGGGCCTTTCCGCCTTTTAGTCCGCCTAATCGTCCGAGGGCAACGGCTGCGGGATTCTTCTTCGTCGGTTCAGATATTGGCTTCTCTTCGCTCGTGGCATCCGCCACAATCGACGCGGCAAGTTGGGAGATATCGCGGGGTCGCCTCTTCTTTGGGGTTGTCATGCATCAAGGATAGCATTAGCGGTCAAGCATAGTCAACGGCCCGGCAAATCAAACTGACCCACTACTAGGGGAAGGAGGAAGTTGACAACCCCTCCCGCCCGTTTGACAATGCGGGAGGGAGAGTTGACAGTTATCCCGGCGCCCCTGTGATGAACCGAAGCAGGGGGCGTATCCACCGGAATTTGACCTCCAGCAGCGCGATGAATCCGGCGATTGTACCCCATACGATCATCCGGATGGCAGCAGTGCGGAACGTGCGCCGCGTCTCGATCGCTCCTTCCTGAAACGATCTGACGAAATCCAACAGGCTGGCCATGTCCTTCGGCTCGATGTCGTACCGGCAGACATGATGCTTCTTCACCTCCACGGCGATCGCGGCGACATCGGCATCAGTAAGCACCATCTTCCGTGGAGGATGGTAGGACAAATCGCGCCGCTCGGGGCCAGTGTAAGATTGCAATCCGATGCCCCCTTCAATGATTTCAATTACTTGCGTTTTTTCGTCGCCTCATTAAAAGTGCATTTCTGGGGATATCCATTTGATATCAAGTATCTATAAAATTTCCCTCCCGATTTATTATACCTAAAACCTATAATCAATTAAAACAATTCCCCCGAAATCTGCCCCGCTCCTATCGTCCCGCTTGCCGTAACCTCTTATTTCGATATTGACGGGACCAATTCTCAACGGGCGAGCATAGACCTCGCCCACCACCAGCCCCCCGGTCCCCATGCCCGCACGGACACCGAACTCCTTTTGCACCGCGAAGAACCTCGGCGTTGCCGCCCGGTACTCGATCGATCCCACGCCTACCCCGTCCACGGTACGGAGGATGGCGGACGCGGTACCGCCCGCCGGGGAGGGGGGGATGGTGGCCGACGCGATGACCTGCGCGGAATTGTCCTGTACCGTGGCCGGGGTGAGAACATCAGGTAACTTTTCGGTGTATTTCTTTTTTGGGATGACGGTCACCTTTACCGGCCCCGGCACCTCTACCCTTTCCACATTCGCCGCCGGGTCCTTCGGCTGGCTTGCTGGTTGCGGCGCGTTCGTCCACGGTTTCATCGAATCGGGAGCATACTTGGCGTAGGCAATAAGCCCCGCTACGATCAGGGCAATGACGACCACGTTGTTCGACATCGCAGATGAGCCGATCTTTTTCCAATCCATCGTTTCTCCTATGGCCCGTCAACGAGGTAGGTGCATTCCGCCTTCGGCGCCTCCGCCGTCGATTCATCTTTGAAAAACTCACAGATGTTGATCGGCACCCCGCCGAACCCGGTGGCGATCCCGAAGCACATTCGGGGCGATAGCGGGCAGTCCTTGTGGACGAACGCCTGTACCGCGTGATTCGATAGAGGTTCGTTCGGAGCGAATCCCTTCGGATCGAGGTTCATGGTGTGCCCGCCGGTTTCTCGCCCCATTTGCCAGCCGCCACGACGCTCGCAAGGGAGAGGATGATCCCAACGTGCTCCCATGCGAGTGGGGCCATCTCGCCCTTTTTCACACTGACGGCGGCCCACACGCAGAATACGCCCAGTCCCCAAACGATAGCGAGGACGCGCTTGGAGGACAGGTTCCCGTTGTCGTCGGATATAATCTTACGGATGTCCGCGGCAATCCCCCACTCGTTCATTTCCCGCCTCCCTTCATCTGCGTTGCCGCCTTCTCTTCTCTGATCTCCTGCAAGTCCCGTTTCAACTCGCGGAGCCGCTGCTGGTAGACTCCCCGCCGCTTCTCGGGTAGCTGCGGGCTTTCCAGCCTGTCTTCCAGATCGTTGATGTCCTTCTGTATGCCGCGTTCCTCGAACCGATACTGGCGCGTCTTGACCTCGGACATTCCCTCGGCGAATACGGCGCTCCGTACCCATCGCCCGTCGATCGTGTAGGCGGTACCGATGATGACGGTAAGTGCGATGATCGCGGCGGCGATCTTCTTCAGGTCCATCTATTTCAGCCACGCCCCGAGCATCCCGAGGACGCCTCCGGCGATCAATCCGAGTACAAATCCGGTTACGAACGCCTGATTCATCTTGATCCAGTCGAGGATCTTTGCGCTCATCCCACCCTCCCTCAAAGCGATTACATCTATTGGTCACTATTGGAGACTGTCACTCATTGCCTTGTGATGCCGATGCCGGTCGGCGTCTTCGGCGCGACGTAGGGGACGGCCCACGTGTAATACGGCGCGTACCCGCTCTCGACGCCCTCCGCCGGGATCGTGGAGGTCGCCGACACATAGATGGTCCCTCCCGGCGCCACCCCAAGTGGACCCGTCCACGATGTCCCTCCGCTGGTGATCGTTGCAAACGCCGACCCCCACGTGACATGATCCAGCCCCTTGTACAGTTTCGTGGTGATCGTCGCCTGCGCCGTAGTCGGGATGGCGGAACTATCCGTATACTCTGTCGGGTTGGACCACGTGACCGTCTCCGCCCGGGCGTGCCGGGCGAGCACCAGAACGGCGAGGATGCAGAGCGCGAAAACGAGCAATCGTTTCTTCATTACTTTCCCTCCCACCAGCACGGTATCCCGTAGCCGGATGATATGTTGTCGGACGATATGGACCGCACAGTGACGTAACAGCCGTTGTCTCCCGGGCCGATCCCATAGGCCGCCAGCAGCGCAAGATCGAACGTGCTGACCGGCACGCCCGCGTCGTCAACGCCCGCAAGGGCCGCACGGAGCGTATTGTCGCCCCACACAGCGTTGTCGGACAGGTGGATCTCGTACCATGAGATGTCCCGGCGCAAGTCCAGCGGCGTGTTGTCGGCGTACAGCGGCTCCTGTACCCATCGCAGCGTCTCCGTGTTGTCCACTGGGGCAGGCGCCCCCCCCGGAGATCCGCACGACATGGACAGCAGGCCAAGGAGCGGCAACAGGACGGCGAGGATGAGCGCAACATCCCGCCACAAGCCGTCATCGCCCCCATGCTTGCGGCGGCACTCGGCGATATGCGCCCGGTACGCCTCCCACGTCATCTCCTCGCCGCAATACGCGCAGGTGCAGATGGCGTCTTTCATCCCAATTCCTTCATGGCGAGCATGTTCCCGACGGTATATTTCCAGTATCGGATGCACCGGAGCATCCAGCCCCGCACCGCATATAGCATCTTGGGGCTCTTAAGTATCCGGTCGAGGTAATATTCCTGCCTCAAAAAAATGTACTCCGTGGTGCGCCACAGCACATCCTTATGTTCCCCCGAGTCGTGTAGGAACCGAATGGCTGCGCCGATCCCCGGATTGACGCAGGCGTCGGCATGGTTCACGTCGAGCGGGAAGGGCAGGGAATCACACCCGCCGGGAATCCAGTAGTTCTTCAGGTAGAACTCCGGCAGGTCCGCCAGCGTCGGTTCCTTCCCATCCCTATACATCTCGGGATGGTAGACCTCCGATATCCCATGTACAGTGCGCTTCCCCGGGTCGCGGGAGTCGTTCGACTTGAACCCTTCGTCCTCTCGAAGGTTCGTCAACCAGTCGCGGAAATTGGATCTCATCTACCCTCCTGCAACTGCGCGATCAGCTGGGTGCGGGTCATCTATCCTCCCTTTCGGGGACGAAGGAGATGGCGGGGAAGGAAGCGCGCATCAGAAGTTCTTTCCTATCGTAACAAACTGTGTCGTAACTGCATCATATCTGTAGGTTGCGGAATTCCATTGTGCCGTAAGTAATGTAGTACCAACAACACCACTATCGTAAATAGTTCCAACTGTTACCGTATTGTTATCACTTGATGTTTTCGTGATGGTGAAGTCAACACCTTCTGTATACGACGAACCATGGAAGTATATCGTTTGGTTCCCGGTGGCTGTATTGCAATATACATGCCTCTCATTAACCCCTAATATGGTACTCCCGTTGTCCGTTACTGTTTTGTTAAATATTCCAGCGATGCTAATATTCTTCCCTCCTAATGTCATAACTTGAACAGTGGTTGGAAGGGTAACTGCGGACGACTCTATTGAACCTCCGATGATAGATATAATTCCACCATCTGGATAGGCGTTAGATAAATCAATCGAAGACGTTGCTGTAGATGCGTCTCTGATAGTTAATGGGGTATTGGTCGCATTGTTATATATTAACTTCAATATTTTTGCTGGCACCCAATAGTTATGAAAACTAATATCCAGCCCATTTACCTTCCCTACTCCGATAACCGCTCCAGTGTAATCATAACCCAGCGCATGCCCGACAAGGTAAGCATTTAATATTTTTATATTTGTAGACAAAGCGGGAACGGCCGTTTCTCCTATTAATAATTCATACACCGCTACATTGTCTGCATTGTTGCCTTCCGAATAAATCGCCCCAATCGTAAGACTTGACACATGCGCTCCAATTCTAAACGCCCCCTTATGATTTGCTTCAGAGTAAATGGTGCCTATACTCCAGCCCCATCCTTGCTCAATACTGATGGAATATGCCGATGTAGTTCCAAGAATTTCTCTTGCCGTTACAATGCCAAAAATTGACGCATTGTTCTGATAAAGGTAGATCCCGTCGCCGCATTGGTTCGCGTATATTTTGTTTATCCAAGACCCGTAAGATCTATAAATCTTTATTCCCCATCCAGAAACACCCTGAACTGTTATATTCTCAACGAAACTATGAGTAGTGACATACGCAGTAGTACCCAACACCAAACCATCGGAATCTCCTCCACGAATGACAAAATCGCGAAGGAATATATTCGGCTTATCTTTCGTTTTGCCTCCAACCATGACCGGGACACCTAAGCCGGTTCCGTTTATAATGGTGGCCCAATTATTATCAGTTGAGGGCTCTCCGGTCGTACCGATCCCTGTTATTTTAACGACACCGTTTGTATCTATGAGATCCAAGTTTATTTGAGTTAAGCAAGGGAAATTACCTCTTGGTAAACGAAGGTCAATCCCATTTGGATTGGCGGCTAACGCTGCATTTATAGCGGCTCCAATGTCTGTCGTGATAGTCCCATGCGCCCTCACGTCCACCCACGGACCCTTCGTGATGAGGTCGTTGGCGTACAAGGTCGTGTTGTCGGAGAAGGCGTTGTTATCGTAGTGGCGGGGGATCTTGTGGCCGGTATGCCCACCGGGGGAGACTACAGTGTTGTCCTTGTTTCCCCATTCGATATCTTCCTGAGTGACCTTGCGCTGCTCTACCGCGAACACGGGGGCGAAGATCAGCGAGGAGATGAGGGTGGCGAGGATGAGAGCGTAGAGTCTGCGCATTTACAGCTCCTTTGCCAGAAAGATGAAATCCTCTTCGACCAGTTCCCCGAGCGTCGTCGCGCAGGAATAGGTGATCTTGTACGATTGTCCATCCGTCCCGCCGATGATCTTCGCGGAGACGGTGTTCCCGGAACGTGACGCCGATCCGGACAGCATCCCCGTGATCGCGGGCGGTCCCACGACATCGGAGGTGACGACCACAGAATCAGATAGCCGCGTGATGACCACCGTGGGGGATCCCGTGAGCGTGTCCCCCGTGGCGATGGCATCGCCGGGAGTGAACGTCATCCCATAGATGATTGTTTCCCCGGGCTGCTTAGGGCCGTCGCCGTATCGGATTCCCATGTCGATTACCTCACGCGGAGTAGGTGCGCTTGCGGGGCGTGGCTTCGTAGACCCTTTCGCGAGTCTGCGCGGAGTAGGTGCGCTTGCGGGGCGTGGCTTCGTAGACCCTTTCGCGAGTCTGCGCGGAGTAGGTGCGCTTGCGGGGCGTGGCGGTGTACGTCTTCGACGGGGTGAGGATGGACTCCACCCTCCCAGAGAATGATCCGTACCGCCGTCCCGGGGTCGCGCTCCCGATGAGTTGCGTTACCGCCATAGGTCAGACGATCACGTAGGTATCGGCCAAAGACGCCGCGCCTGTCATGGCGTCGAATGTGATCTTGTCCGTCGCCGGGTCGAATGCTGTAATCGCGCTTGCCTGGTATTTCAGCGTGCCGCTGGTGAAGATGACGATTCTCCCGATCCAGAAATCCGTCGCCGCTTGCGTCAGCGCGGAGTCGATCAGCGTGGTAGCCGCCGTCGCTCCGGTCACGGAACCGATGTAGATCACTCCGGCGGATGCGGCGAGGTTCGTCGCTGCCGCGGACACCCCGGCGATGGCCGAAGCGTTGGAGTCCATGCGGCCACCTACGAGCGCGGCAGGGATTCTTCCGTCGAGAGTTGTACCGGTGTCCGTCAGGATATTGTCCGTCGTGGTCGGAAGGTTCGCGGCGTCCAACTCCGCAAGGCGCCCTTCCGTGCAGACGCTCGCAAGTGCCGCGCTGTCTGTCCCGCGCATGGCGGCTCCGTCCAGTCCAGCGACATCTACCGCGATGACATCGGCCACGTTCGCCAACTTCCCGCCGGTTGCCGCGTCGAGTTCGGACAGGCGACCCTCTGTGCAGACGGAGGCAAGAGCGGCGGAATCAGTTCCCCTCATGGCCGCGCCATCCAACCCGGCAACGTCTACAGCGATGGCGTCGATGTCGGTCCATAACTGTGCGCCCGCCTTGCCCGCTCCATCGTGACCTGTAACCAGTTCATCCCATACCGCATCTGCGATGGTGGCCGCCGTCGGATCGTTGAAATTCGTGTTAGCCGTCAGGATACGCGCCGCCGTTCCCCACACTTTGTCGGCTTGCGCTTGCGGCAGGACCACCCCATCAGTCCCGGTGTCCAACAGGATTGCCGCTGTATCCGACTTCACCGCCGCCACGTCCGTATGAATATCGGCCAGCCCGCCGATAGCATCATCCAGCAGATCCGTGTCGGCCTGGATAGTGTCTACAACCGTTTTCAGCGTGTCCAACGTGGCCGTCTGCGCGACTCCGTTCACCTTCGTCACGTTCGCGGCCATCTCCGATCCGACGATTGCGATCCCGGAAGCCGCGCCCGCGACCGCGTCCGGGATGCTGTTGATGGTACCGGTAGGAAACGCCTTGTTGAAGAACTTCGTGAACGCCGCCGCGATCTGTCCCGCCGTTTCCGTGAGGGCGGTGCCCATCATTCCGAACACGGATGCCTTAATAAATCCGTCCGCTCCAAGCGCGGCTGGTATTCTTCCGTCGAGCGTTGTACCGGTGTCAATGAGAATCGCCGCAGTGTCCACTTTCATGGCTATGATGTCTGCCGCTATGTCTGTTCCAGCCGCGTTGGTGATGACGGCTGCGTAGATTTCCGCCACCTCCGTTGACACCAGCGGGAACGAGTCGCCGGTTTGCGCCGTGGAAGTCGCGGCGGTGCCAACGGATGCAAGGACAGTAACTCCGGCCGCGCAGGTGACAGCTTGCGTCTTTATCGTCTCAACGTCTACCTTCAGTTTCGCCGTCCCGCCCGCGTATCCGGTGCCGTCGAACATAAGTTCGCAGTTGTCTGCCGCTGTGGCGTCCGTGGATATCTGCCTCACGTTCACGTCGTGCAAGCCCGCCGTCGCCGGGGCTGAAATTGCCGTTCCGAGTAATTGCGTCTCGTCGGTCTGCAATAGGTCCGATCCCGCAACAAGCGAATCGTACACGTTCGCAGGAAGGACCATGAAGTCCTTGTAAACGGCAAGCGCCCCGGTAATGTGCGCCCAAACGCGGAGAGTCCCGACCGTGTTGGTATCCGTAGTATCGAGCACGCAGGTATAATGCGCGTTTGCCCCCGTCCCTGTAAGCGCGGTTGCCTCAGTCTTCGCGGTCAATGCTCCACCAGCCTTTGAAAGAAGGACGCTCGCGGCTGCGATGGTGAGAGCGTTTTCCTCCGTATTGCCGTCCGCGGAATCGACGAAAGGACCGAGTCGGAACGTGTACGCTGTACTGACCTTTAGGTACATATTAGTTCCCCGCTAAAATGTTCAGATGGTGCATGAATACGGGTATCGCACTCCCGCCCGCCTCCGTATATGTCACCAGAACGCTTAACGCGGATATCCGTATATCGTTCGATCCTGCGGTGCGTTGAATCTTTATCTGAAGATTATTTACGTCGCCTTGACTAAGCGAAAGGCCAGAAACCGTCCTCGTATATTCCGTGTAGGATATTTCGTTGAGGACTATGTTCGTTCCGATTTGCGTCCAGTCGGTTCCGTTCAGGGAGTACGATACCTGCATCGTCTCCGATGACCCTATAGGCGATTGAATCCTTAGATAGACGGTAAGATCAGTAGCCGTGTCTCCCGCGCCCATGGCGGCGACGTTCGCCATCGTGTAAATATCGACGTTGCCAGCATTCGCGTACAATGCGTCCGACGATGCATCATTGTAACTTCCGTACGGGTCATCGACTCTTAAATAGTGATTTGTCCCTACATTGTCCGTGTTTACTTCAATCCATGCTATTGCCCCGTCGCCCGCCGGATAGATACGCTCAGTCGCCACTACCTTGCCCCCCACGGGCGGGGCGTGCGGAACAAGAAGGAGTTAAAGGAAAGCATCATAACGCCGCCTTGAACTGCTCCCGCGTGACGGGAGGTTTCCCTTCGAGGACGCGCAGACGGTTCTCGTGATTGAACGCAGCGAGGAATGCCTTGCGAAGGAACGCATCGAGATCGGCCTTCGCTTCCTGCGCTGCTATCTCTTCGGCGGGCGGAGGCACGGCCACGGGAGCGCCGTCGACCAACTTGATGAGGCGCAGCGAAACGCCAACTATCCCGGGCGCCTCGTCGACTACCGTCGCACCAGGCACGTCCGGCACCGCATCCCCGCTGATCCGCTTCACGCAATTCCCTTCGACGAAGATAAGTTTCACCTAAACCTCCTGCCGGATCGCCATCGCGGTGAGATAGTGTTCCGACGCCGTACCGACTGCGTAAGTCCACCAGGTTGCGGATGCATAGATAGCGTACGTGCCCAATGGCAAAGCAAGCGTCACGGTGAGCCGTGAATTGCCTGCGCTATCCCTTAGATCGATAATGACATCCCCCCCGCCCGCGACACCCACCTTCGCACCGGATAGGGATACCCATGTGTTGTCCAGTGCGGTAAACACGACGGAGGACAAGGAGGTCGCTATATGGATGCGATCCGCAGGACGATCCTCACTCGCGGCTGTCTCCGCATATCCCACGACGCTCCCTATACTTGTGCCTATTGCCACATCGTCGAAGTACGTAGACCCCGCCGTCGTGTCGTCGTTCTTGCAGCCGGTCAACCGGATCCTGAAATACCGTGCATCGGCGGGGGGGGTTACGGAGTAATGTTTCTGCGTGGCCGTGGTGGGGTTTGTGGCCGCGTTTGTGTACAGGTTCGTCGTGGACAGATATCCCTTCGCCTTGTCATAGAAGAGGATATCCACCAGATTATTTACGTCCGCCGTCCCCCACATGACCCATCGCAACACTACCGGGCGGACCTCGGAGCAGAGAATATAATCATCATTTTCTATGTACCCTCCACCGTTCCCGGAGCCACCGGGAGAGGTGAACTTGATCGCCTTCGCGCCGTGCGCCGGAGCGGTAGTTTCGATGGCGAAGGACCCGCCGGTGTAAAGAGTGCGAGTCCATCCGTCCGGTATGCCGTCCGCGTCCGTGTCGTTCTCGAAGGAGCCGTTCTGGAGGGACCCGCTTGACCCGGTGCCGCTTCCTCCTGCGGAGTTGTAGAGATGTACGAGGTTGTCGATGAACGTGTCGAGCCACGACTTCGGGATGCAGTCGCCGACGGCCCGCTTTGCGATATCAGTCCACGCCATCGACGCCCCCTATACCACGATGAAAGTATTGAACGATTCCGGGTCCGTCGCGTCCGCGAACCCGTTGTCATCGGAGATATACCCGACGTTCTGCCGCGCCCATGCTTTCAGGTCGTCCGACCACGTATCGTCCCATGCCGCGGCGGTCGCTCCGCCAAGGGAGTCCGGGAACACGGGCGCATCGTCCGACAGGAACCCGGCCTGAACGCCGAACCCGTGAAGGTTCCCGACGACCAACTCCACCCGGAGCGTGTTCGACAGGTTCCGCTTTACCTCCAGGACCTCGAATACCTGGTTGATCCCGTGCCGCTCGTAGACGATTCGGATCTGCTGCGCGGGCAGGATCGGCCATCCTCGATGAGATACAGCGGCCTTGTAGACCCGGCGCCGTTCCCCTTTCTGCCTCGCTTCCCGCTGCGCCCACGTAAGCGCATCGCTCATCCGGTCGCACGGTACGTCCTCGTCGAGCAGGACCGCCGCTGTTGCTCCCTGGAGGTATTGCGCCTCGGCCCTCTCGTAGAGGACAACCTGCGGATAATCCTGCTGCGCCCGGCGCTGGTACGCCGCCCGCACGGAAGAGACGATCTCTTCGGCGGTCACGTCCTCGACGAAGGAGAAGAGGTCGCCTTTCGATTCGTCGAACGTCTCGACGGAATCTCCCGGCTCCGGCTCGAATACTTTATACCGATAGACCCCGGAGGCGTCCGGGAACAGGTACGATCCGGCCAACCCGTTGATCCGTTCGAATATCTTCGTCGCATCTTCGGCCTTGTTCAAATAGAGCGACACGCGACGGGCGTTGACCGGATTCCCGTCCGGGTCCGTGCCGAGATAGAGACGCCTTGCCGATTCGGTAAACGACGCCGCGTGAATCTCCGATTCCGCGACCCCGAGGTACGTCGTCTGAATGTCCTCTACGACATCCGCATCGTTGTCCATCAGGTCCCCGGCGGTATCTACCCTTCCAGAGAAATCCACCGCCACCGACGCCTGTCGATCCCAATCGTCTACTGAGAGAGTGAACTCCCCGTTCGCCTCGTCCGTCGATGCGAACGCGACATCCGTCCAGGCTTCCGTCGTGCCGTCGAACACGCGGCAACCCGTAAAATCCTTGACGGCGTGACCGGCCACCTTGAACTTCAAGAGGGGCAGGTCGATACACACGGGCCGCACGTCGTAGATGACCCCGTAGGCGATCTGGATCGGATCCCCGATGGAGTCCTCTTCCATGTTCGGATACGTCGTGCGTCCGTAAAAATCGGCCGGGATCTTCTTCTTTAAATCCTTGCGCTTGTCCTCCAGTTGCAGGACGAACGCCCGGTCCTTCTTCGACCACCCGGAGACGCGGAAAACGCCGATCGTGTCGAAGTCCGCGTAGGCGCACTCCGCGCGGGCGAGACGGGAACCGAGGGTAGACGACGGCGCTTGGAACCCGTCCAGCGGCTCATCCGATAGGAACCCGTCCTCTCCGTCGTTCGACAGGAACCCGTCCTCCAGCGACAGGTCGGGCGTCCGGTAGAAGAGGGGATCGTCAGCCCCCATCTTCACCGTAGCCGTGCCCGCATCCCACTGGAGGTCCGAGAGCGCATCGAAGAACCCGTCCCCGTTGGCGAGTTCCACATTCCCGGTGCCGAGTACGCCGGGCCTCCCAAACTCCCGCTCGATCTTCATGGACAGAGACGGGAGCGCGGTCAGGCGTGGGTCGTAATAGATCCCGTTGTAGATGCGACCCGTGTCGGAGAAGCAGAATTGAATGATGGCCTGAAGCGTCAGTGTGTACGGGGACACAGACCCGGTGCAGCAGACATACACCCGGCCCGCGGCCTGATCCCAGTACCACTGGCCGGCGGAGAGAGAGGTCGACGCCCCCTCGGTCAGCGATGCCCCGTTTTCGCGCATGTCGGTAACAGCCCGAGACGGCCCGGCAACCGTAGTCGCGTAATAGACCGATCCGGCGTCGAGCGTCCAATGCCGAAGATGCTCCCCGGCGGTCAGTTCGAGGAGAACAACTTTCTTCAGGTTCGGGTATGCGAGGCGGCCAGTGAAGACGCTCATGCTTCCTCGGCCATCTCAAACCCGACCGACCACTTATATCCGCCGTACGTGTGCTCGATCTTCTGCGCGGACAGTTGCTTGAACTTGCCGTAATATAGCAGGTCGTATCCCTTGTTCGTCGGGTCGATCGACAGGAAGAACGGAGTGTGCGTCCCTACCGTATCGGAGAGGGACTTGAGCAGCGTCGCCTGAGTGTCGTCGATCCAGTAGAACGACCCCTTGATCTCGTTATAGATCGGCTTGATCTCGGAGAACGTCTGCCCGCCAAGCGCGCGGTCCGTCTCCGACAGGTCGACCGGCTTGATCTCGGCATCCCCGTACCGGAAGGACTGGGTACATTCTACGTACGGCCCGAGGAACACGCGCCCGATGTCCCGCGTCTCCCCCGCGGCCGACTTCGTGAAGATGACTCGCCACCAGCGATACGTCTGCTCCGCGGAGAGGTACAGGACCATCGTCCCGGCGTTGAAGGTGATCGTCTCGTCGACGGAAGGGCTGCCCCAAGAGTCCGTCGCGTTCCCCTGTAACTTGATCGTGGTGTCCGACGCGGTGAGCGTGTGATCCAGCAGAATTACCGCCTGCACCGCCTGCGCTGATCCAAGATCGAATTTTATCCATTCTGCGGCGGCACTAACTCCCGTTCGGTACACCTTGCCCCGGTGCGGGTGCTGGACGTTTGATGCGGGCAGGTCTGCGGCTTCGGACCCGGCGGTGATAACCGTCGCAGAAAGGTCGATGAGGTTGTCGTAGAAAATCCTCACGCCGGAACGAGCCTCAGCGTGCCGGTGCGTCCCGCCTTATGGAACCACTGCGCCAGCACTTCTCCGTCGAGTTGGAGGATAATCGACTGACCGGCGCCGCCGCCAGACAGCGGTACGACCGCCTCCGGCCCCTTCTCGCCGATGAGGGCCAGCGTCGGGCGGTTCACAATGCCCCCTTCGGCCAGTTTCGGAACCGCGAGGGCCTGCGCGAGGGCCACGGTGGACGCCAGCCCCGCCGCTGCCGCAACCGATGCACTACCGAGGGTTGCAATCTCAACGAGAGCTGCCGCTGGAGCCCACGCCGCCGCGACCGCCGTCCCGGTGGTGATCGCCGCCGCTATCTCCGCCGCCTGGAACGTCTTCCCCATCGCCGCCATGAACAGGCGAGAGACAAGCCACTTGGCGACGTACTCCGTGATGATGGAGAGCATCATCTTGCCGAGGTTCTTCAGGACGTCCATGACCGCCATCGTTCCGGTGATCAGTCCCTGCAGGGAGGAGGATATCCAGTTCTGCATCCCGCCGTAGAGGGAGGCGGCGGAATCCGCGATGGCGAGGTTGGCGTCCATCCACGCCTGCTGGTACAGTGCGATCCACGACTGATTCTCCGCGAGGGTAGTCTGCGTTGCCCCAAGGTCGGAGTTCATCGTCTGGATGGCGAGGGAGACGTTCCCGTAGGCTTGCGCGGCCTGCATCGCGTCGTCGAAGAGGAAGGGGGCGGCGGGGCCACCACCGATGCCCATCTCGGCGGCGAGAGCCTCGTGGTCAATCTCGCCCTGCTTCGCCACGTTCGCGGCGTGAATCTTCATCCAATCCGCTTCGAGTTTCTGCCGCTCCTCGAATCCCTTGATGTCCTCATCGGCGGCTATCTTCGCCAACTCTGTCGCGTCGCCGTAAAAGGACGCAAGGGCTTCGGACTGGGCTCCGAGGAGTTTCAGGATCCGCTTCGCGCCTTCCTCGCGGGTCTTCGTTTCCTCGGCGGCTGCCTTCTTGATCGCCTCGATGTTCGGGGCGGCCTTCTTTTGAGCGTCCGGATTAGAGACAAGGATATCGGCGATCTTCCCCTGCTTTATCCCGCGGCTTCCGGGAGACAATTCTCCGCCGAATATGCGGACATAGAACGCCTCGATAGCTGGCCCGTGTTTCTCGATCTCGGCCCATACCCCTTTGATCCCGTCTACCAGGTCGACCAGCAGCATCCCGGCGGTGGACTTGGCGGCCATGCCGATCTTGTCGATCGTGTCGCCGTAATCGTCGAGTTTCTTGATCTGATCCTCGGAGAGGGCTACCCCCATCGCCTTCGCTTCGTCCTTCAGCCGCGCAATCCCCGCCGCCCCCTCCGACAATACCGGCAGAATGTTCGCTCCGCTGCGCCCGAAGATCGCCATCGCAAGGGCCGTCTTGTTCGCACCGTCCTCCATCCCGGCGAAGGCGTCTGCAAGCCTCATGAAGATTTCGTTCGGGGAAAGGGACTTCAACTCCGACATGGAGATCCCCATCGCCTTGAACGCGATCGCTGCGTCGGATGTCGGATTCTCCGCCTCGGCGATGGACTTCGCCATGAACTTGAAGGCGCCACCAAGGTCCTCGAACTGCACCCCGGAGAGCTTCGCCACGTACTGCAACTTCGACAACTCCGACGCGGATACGCCGAATTTCTTTGACGCATCGTCGAGGTCGGACCCGAGCTGGATGGCGGATCTCGCAAGGTTCGCCAGCGCCCCCACCGACACCAACCCCGCGAGGGATCGGCCGATGGAGTCGACGACGGACTCCATGCCCTTCAGCCCCTGCACGGAGGACGTGATAGCGCGGGTAGTCTGGTCGTTGCCTCGGATGACCAACTCAACGATGTTCGCCATCTATCTCCCCTTACCCCGCTTGCCTGTTTTCTTCCGGCCCGATACCTGCCCGAAGATGGAGTCGAGTTTCGCCGGAAGTTCCATCCCGTCGTCCACGTACGTCGTAAGCGTCACAGGACGGCCCTTCTTCAAGGACGCCTCGTACTTAATTCCGATGGCGAAGATGATGTTGTTCAGCGAGAAAGCGTCGAGGTCCAGGTCAAGTATTTCCGTCGGAAGCTTCCCGTACCGCTTCGCCATCGCGTCCAGCGTCACCTGGAGAGGCTGATTCTTCAGGAAACCTGCGGATGGATGTGCCTGCCTCCGCGTTCATGTTGTTTAAGCCGGAGATGGCGTCCACGATGAACTTATGATCCACCGGGTCAATCTCATGCACGGATATCTCGTCGTCGGAGCACTCCCTCGGCGACTTGTCCACCAATTTAATGGACACAACTCCGTTGATGAGGACGGCGTTGTTGATCCGCTTCGACAGCCCCGGATCAGCCTTCATCGCGGCCTCGACCGCCGCCTTGTCGCCGCTACGGATTGCCTCCTGGAACGTAAGCGGTATTTCCCCGGCGGAGAGGAAATCCGAAGCGGATAGTTTTCGGATCTCCATCTCCCCGCCGGATGGAAGCGTAATGACCTTACGAAGACGCTTGCGATACTCGGACGCCTTGAGCATCAACCCTCCTTATGCGTAGATTCGAATTCTGTTCCGTTGGGGTTGCCCAATGGCAGTTATACGGGGTGTAGTTCCCGTCTGGGTCTTTCCTGTCTATGGTCCCGCCTAAGGGGCGCTCACCCATATCGGCCAAGAATTTCTCGAAGTCGTTGATCCAAAGATCACAAACCTCAATTCCCCTGCCACCGTAATATTTGTAAGCATTATGTTTTGGATTAAGGCATCGTTGCTTCATTGCCATCCAGGCGCCACAAGTTGGACTACGATGGTTTTTCCCATTAGCGGTTGTGTGACCATGCACTCGTGCCTTCAGGCCAGCAACCCCACACACGCCGCACTGTTTACTGCGTTCACTCCGTAAATTACTTGCCGTGACTACTGATTTGCGACCACAGGCACATCTGCAGAGAAAATATGCTCCATCCTTCTTTATCCCCTCTGGCTTAGGCACCCGATTCACGACCGTCCACCTACCGAATACTGTTCCAACCTCAATGGTCTTAACCGTTCTCATTTCACACCTCCGATAGTGCCCGATTAATTATGCGCGGAAGTAAGGCTCGGATGACCTTACTTGTCGGGCCGTCGCCCTATCCGCGCTTATTTGAGGTCAGGCATAGGTAACAACCCCGTCGATGAGGATCTCGGTGGAGCCGGTGACGATGGAGTCGACCCCGAACTTCTCCGAGAAAGACATTACGAACCCGGCGAACGTTCGCGTCTCCCCGTTGGGATATGTCACTTTGAAATTCTTCTGAGTCTGGTTGGTCTTCGCCGCTCGCATCGCCGTCTGTCCAGCGTCGGCGTCGTAAATCTGGATCTCAAGTTTCAGGGAGCCGAAGTCCTGCAACCCGACATCCTTCTCCACAGCGGTCGATGCGAGGTTGGTCTTCGTGATGACGGCACTGGTTCCGTCGAAGCCATCGCCGGAGACGATCTCTCCGACCTCGGCCCATGTATCCGGCGTGGCGGTCCCGTCCGAGGTGTAGGTCAGCGTCAGTCCGTTCGTGCCGACGAGAACGAACGTGTTGGTGGTCACGTCGGAGATGACATAGGTGTTCCCGTTCAGGTACGTCGCCATGCCCGTGCCGACCACGCCAGCGATCGCCACCACATCCCCATTTACCAGTCCGTGCCCCGCGCTGGTTACGATCATCGGGGAGGTCGCAGAGATGCCCGTGATCGTCTTGGCCCCCCCCGCCGTGCTGGAAATCTCCAGGATTGTCCCCTGGGCATTCTGCGCGTTGCTTGCCATTTTATTTTCCTCCTACGATTCCGAAAGTTTCGAGGTTGTGTACTGGACCTGAAAGTGCATCAGCGACCGGAAAAATGTCCGGTCCGCCTGTATTCGTACGGTTTCCGTGGGTGTACTCTGTACTGTGCCGAGGGCCAGTCCGCCCCATGTCGTGTCGGTGCCGACGGCTTTCCTTACGTCCTCGATGTGCTTTCGCATCGTCCGCCCCGTGGCGGCGGCTTCGTGTGCGATCTCCACTTCAAGGGACAGGTCGTGCCTCTCGTCGCCCTTTACATTCATCCGGGAAGGGTCGTCGATCGTGTCGCGGATGTGGATGGCTGGAAGTTCCGCCTGCTCCGTGGGGACATACCCGCCGCCGCCTTCCGTGACCACCTTCGGGCGCCACTCGAATACGTTGGAGCCGAGGTTCGAGTAGTACCCGCCCGTCGAGAGGATACCCGCCATCCGGGTCATTACCGCCTGCACGATGAGATCGCGTTTCAGAGGCATTTATGGATCCCTCGACAGGATCAGGACGGTGAACACATCCCCGTCCGGCTGGACGTCGACGACGTACCAGGTCACGTCGTTGATTTCGAGCGTATCGCCGCGGGCGGCGTCCACGACATCCGGCGCTTTGCAGGTTGCGCCGGGAGAAGACGAAGATACACCGGCCTCCCCGACTCCCTGCGCGGCGAAGTATGGATTCTCGAACGCCACCTTGATCGTCTTCCCCTGGCCGCCGGAAGGGTTATAGGTCGCCTCCACTGCGAAGGCGTCCGTGTTCAGTACATCGTCGGCGAAGGCGTCAAGGTCGATCATGGCGATCCCCTACGGTGTCGGTAAGTATTGCGGGTGCCCAAGAATGGCTGCGGCGCTGAACGCGGCGTTATCGGTGTTGGCTGCGGGCGTGATCCGGAGTTTCGTATATCGCTTCGTCCCGCCGTACGCGATCACCTTCGCGGTGTTGTCGTCGGTGGCGGCGAACGTCGCTCCGGCGATGGTTCCGACGAGGTCTATGCCCGAGACCGCAGCGCCATCAGACAGAACATCGTTGTCCCCCGCGATGATCGACGGAGTCAGGGTGACATCCGAATCCGCGAGCGTCCCCGTTACGATGACGTAGGTGACGGACCGATACCCGCGGCCATCGATGATCGACCCGTCGGTGTTGTCGTTGTTGGAAACCAGGGCGTTCGCGATCGACTTTCTCACGGCGATCGAGTGAACCAGGTCCGCCCCGAGAACGATCACGGGGATCAAGATCAAGGCCGCGATCAGCGCGGCGATATATTTCCTCATCACTCTGCTCCCTTCTTTCCTTTTTTCGGCTTTCCCTCCGGAGCGGCTACGGCTTCCCCATCGGCGATCTGGCCGGGCGGCGCGGTGGATACGACGGCATCTTCATCGACCGGGGCGGGCGGCGGCGGCTCCACGTACTTCTTCGCCAGCCCCATCCCGATCCGATCGTTCGCGATCCCGTTGGTCGTATCAACGATGTCTCCGGGGAAGTATTCCTTCCCCTCGACCCTGCATCGGCTGATGATCTCTATTTTCATGGACGACTCCTTGCCCGAAGGGGGCAGTCTGGCAATTAGACTGCCCCCCGTCCTGGTTGAAAACGCCATGTCGTTACGACAAGTCGGTGGCGAGAGTGAACGCGCCGGCCTGCCGGACCGCCACGTCCACGCTCTGGTAGCCGACGATGCGGATCCCGCCGGAGGTCGAGAGGGACTTGTCGTCGACGTTGATGTCGAGGACGCCCCACTCGCCGATGATCGCCTGCAGGAAGTCCCCGAAGAACAGATACGCCGCGGTGATCTGCGTCGAGGTGAGCACCGGGAACCCGGCCATCTTGTCGTCGTCCCCGCAGAGGTAGACCGGATATCCGGCCGTCCCCTTCTCGCGGGTCTTGAGGACCCCCCAGGAGGTCGGGTTGCAGACCCAGTTCATGCCGGGCTTCTCCGCGTTCGCGTTCATGACGTCCGTGAGGGCGCTGATGGCGAGGATCCAGGAGAACGTCGCCCCGGTGAACGCTCCGGACGCCGCCGTCGCGATCCCGGTCGGCTGGCCGTTCGCCCCGGTGCCGTGGAACACGGCGAGGTCGATCATCCGTGCGAGGACCTTGACGAGGCTGTTCAGGATGATGTTGTCCGCCGCCGGCGCCGACTGCTTCATCAGGTTCCGGGTGATGTCCACCCAGGCGGCGACGTTCTTCAGGGAGAGCGTCACCTGGCCGACGGTCCCCTGGCTCTCCGTCGGGGGGTTGCCTTCCGTCTCGATCCAGTACCCGGTCGGGTCCGCGGTCTCCTTCGGGATGGCAACGTTGCCGACGAGGCCGGACATGATCTGCACACCGGCGGCGGCGGCGACGAGCTTCGACCGGAGCAGCTCGATGAACGACCCGGCCATGTGCTGCGTGCCGACGAGGAACCCGCCGGCCGTGTCGGTGGTGATGTTCATGTCGCGCTTGTTGCGAGGCGCGGTCATGATGTCGTATGGCAGGTAGAAGGACCGCGACTCCGCCCCCACCTGCTTCGCGACCGTGTCGGAGCACTCCTTCTCGAATCCCGCGTCCCGCCAGTCCTTGGTCGTCGCGGCCCGGATCGCCCGGAGGATGCTGTACCGCTGCGCCTCGTTGCTCGTGAGCCCGATCTCCCCCAACGGCGTATACAGGGGCTTGGACCCGGTCCCGTCGTTGATGCGGTTGAGGACGATGCCGCGGAACTGCTCGATGGTCGTCCCCTGCACCTCCGCCATGTCCACGATGCGGGCGGGAAGGTTGTGGCGGTTGGCCAACTCGCGGATCTCCTTCATACGCGCCCGTTCCTTCTGGGTTGCATCGTCGGCCGCCTTGTCGCGGTCCGCCTTCATTTCCTTCTCGACTTCCTCGATCGTCCTGGTCTCGGGCATTTTCCTTTCCTCCGTTTCGATGATTGCTGCGCTGATTTCCAGTGGAACTTTCCTCTCGCCTTCCTCCTGCCCCTTCACACCCCCGGCGGTTCGCCCGACGCCGACCGTCGGGTCCGCAGGGACCGTGACAAATGAGCATTCATAAGGCTCCCAATCCGTGATCCGATAGACCGGCAGCTTTTCCAGAGCCGCCATCTCCATCAGTTCAGGAGTCATTTCTTTCGGGGCAACTTCCTTCATGAAGTGGATCTCGTAGCCCACGGACACGTCCTTGAGGATTCCGTCCTCCACGTCCTGGAACCTCTCCGTGGCGGCGGGGGAGCGGGAGAATCTGGCCGTGCCTCGGCCCATCTTGTCGTCGTCGCAACGGCATTCCTCCATGATGCCCAGGTGCTCGTCGCGGTTATGGTTGAACAGGAGCGGGATGCCCATCTTCGCCCGGTCCATCCGCATCGCCTTCCTGGAGTGATCGAGAATCTCGATCCCCCACCAGCGAACGTACGGAAGCTCAGACGAGAAGGCGAGATCGACCGTCCTTTCCGTTGCCTTTACCGTCGCCCGGTCGAGGCTGAACGTCCTCTTCGGAGGGTCCTTCTTCAAGATCCCCATCAGTTCCTTGATTTCCATCGCTCTTTCCTCCGTATTCGAGTTCAAGCCCGTACTCCGCCGCGAGCTCCTTCTCCGCCTTGAGTTCCTGGTACAGTTCCTCGATGTCCCCGCCGTTCTCCGCCACCACCTGAGTGGCACTCTTGAACCCGGACTTCACCGCCTCCTGGTACGCCTTCACTTCCTCTAGCGGTTTCACCCATCCCCACCGCCTGCCGACCCACACCGGAGAGTTGAACTTGTCGTATTTCGCCTTCGGAAGGTTCACCGCTCCGGTCAAGAGGGACATGTAAAGCCACTCGGAATAGACGCGGTTCATGAACATCTCTATGAACCACGACTGAAGGCTTTTCCATGTTTCCCGTTCCTCCAGGAGTCCAGCGCGGATCGAGGAGAAATTGACCTCCGTCAGATCGTTGGAGAGCGACGAAAAGGAAACGCCAAGGCCGGACGAGATCCCGCGCAGGATCGATTTCACGAATGGATCAAACTGCGCCTCCGGGTATTTAGGATCGAAACCCTGAAACTCCTTGTCTCCGATGTCCTCGAAGGTCCCCGGCTCGCACGTGATGGTCTTGTTACCCGATGCATCGACCGCGTCGCCCTCGTAGCTGTCTCCGTCCCCGGAAGAGTTACGGAAGAATCCGAGCTTGTTCGCACCTGCCCGGGCGTTGATGATCGCGCCCTCCACGTACCCCTTCAGGTCGTGAAGCGACAGCATCGCGGGAGCCATCCACGATACGCCGCGGGTCTGGTCCGCGCGCTCAGGGTCGAAGACGTGGATCATGTCTGAGGCCGGAACGATCGTTCGGGGGCCTGAGGGAACGATGTACCCGTAAACATCGACTCCCTTTGGTCGCTGGCTTACGTGGTACGCCACGGGTCGCCGCCACGCGTCGGTCTCGACACCCATCCGGACGACGTTCCCATTCGGGAGTTCCGTGCTGTATTTCTCGTCGATCCAGTCCGGCTCAACAAGCTGAAGAGAGAAGGCGTATTTGTTGACGTTCTGCCCCCGGACAAGCCGAACGAACGCTTCCCCGTCCCGCGCCACCGTCTCGACGATGACCTCCTGCGCCTTCCGGAAAGAGAGCTGGCCCGTGACCGTGGCGGTACGGGGCTGACCCCAATCGTAAAAGGCGTTCTCCAGGATCGAATTTGCGAGTCGGTCGGGCGTGGGCTTCCCGTCAATATAGTTCGTCGCCTTCACCTGGAGCTTGAATCCCTCGCTGCCGACGACGTTCTTTCGAACCGCACGGAGATAGGCCCTGACGTATTCGTTGTTCTGCGAAAGATCCCTGGCCCGGGAACGAACCTTGACGAGTCCGGATCGTATGTCCTGATCGATGGATGTAGCCCCGGTGATCCAGTCCGCGGTAAGGCGTCCCATCTTCGCCGCTGCATAGGCACGACGGCGGGGCGGTCCCGGAGAACCCTGGAGAACGAATCGCAGGCGTTCAAGAAATCCCATCACGCGCTCCCGAATTGGATTCCGACGATGGAACTCTCGCCTTTCTCCTTACTAACGACCCGCCGGTAGATAGACCGCCACCGCTCCAGTTCATCCGGCTTCAGATACTGGATCGCCTTCCCGTTGATGGTGAGGGACATCTCGGCGCGGGTGGCGCGACCCTGCAAGGTGGCCTCGATGCCGGTGAGCATCTTCTCCGCGTGCGACCGAAAGTCCGCCGAGGAAGATGCCGCCGCGACATTCGGCTTGATCGTCACCCTCCCCGTCGCGACCGTGTACCGCTCCAGCGTCCCGCCGGATCCCTTCTCGACGTAGGCGGTCCACTGCCAGTCCCCGGCGGCATAGGCGGTCGACACGGCGGGGGCGACCGATACGGCATGATCGGATCCTGAAGCCGATGCCGTGATGCCGATGACGGCCTGGCCATACTTCCAAAGCGAATACTTCAGCGTCCACGTCGTCGCTGGATAATCGGCGAGGGAGTCTGTCCAGGCGATGGTATCTCCCGCGGTGATCGTGCTCGGAATATTCATCGGCGCTCCTTACCACTTGGTTGCGGACCAACCCTTTCGGGGCACACGCATAGGAACCGGCATCTCTGTGCCTTGCGTCTTCGGTCCCTCTTCTTCTTTCCCTGGTTTTTCTTTTTCCACCTGCCGCTCGATGTTCGACGCCAGCCGGTCCCAATCCCGGATCTTCAGTAGGTCCAGCGCAGCGTGCGAATACACGAAACAATCCAGTGGTTCATTCCGCGCGCGGACCTTTACCCACTCCTCGATTTCCTTCCCGCGCACCTTCCGGATGACTCGCTTCTCCGCAGTCAACCCGGAGAAGTAGTCCTCACCGACCGACATGGGGAAATGCATGTATCCCGGGCCGAAGTCGGGAAGCATTACCCTGGAATAGATCAACGACTTGCAGGTATCCACGCCGACCAGCCCCAGTTTGATCCCGGCCTTGTTGCGCTTCTCGGAGATCCGGATGACCGGGAGTCCTTTGCCCCCCTGCCCCTTGACCGCGTAAACGCGACGATGCTCGAGACTGCGGACGAACTTGTAGACCTGACTGGTCGCGTGACCCGAATCGACGCAGCCCGCCGCGATCCGCAGGGACAGGCCCAACTCCTGATCCCACGAGCGATCCAGGAGGATTCTCAGGTCCTCCCACACCTTCAGGTCTGTTTCCGGACTCCCGCGGAATATGGCGTATTCGATCAGCCAGCTTTCCTCGTGCTTGCCCCATGCGTCGACGGATGCCTCGATGCGGTCTGCCTGAATGTCGACGCCGATCGTGAGGACGAGCCCGCCCGCCGGAATAGAGGCCGGGTACTTCTCGCGCCGGGAAAGGAGCGTCCCGTCGTCGATGACGAGTCCTTCCTCTTCCCATACTTCGGCGAGCTTCGTATTCGTCCATACTTTCAGCGCGGAGACGTCCCGGGTCTTCCTGGCGTCCAGGAACTCCTGCGCGATGGCGTCCCATGAGAGCCAGCCGAGCGGCGAATAGAGGGAAGAGAGGAAAAACCCCGCGGGCTTCCCGCGCCCAGGCGCCTCGGCGATCCACCGCCCGGATTCGAGCATCCAGGTCTTGTACCGCTCATCGATCGGTTCGCCGCAATGCTCGCACTTATAACGGACCGGACTTGTGAGCCGGTACTTCTCGTCCTTCTCGAATACGATCTGCCCCCACTTGAGCCACTGCTCACCCTTGCAGAACGGGCAGGGGACGAAATACCGACGCTTGTCGGATAATTCGTACCGCCTCTCGATCCGGGACCGCCCCGCCTCCGTTGGAGTCGATGTCTCGAAAATCTTCTTCCGGGAAGAGAACGTTGCCGTACGCGCCTCGGCCAGCCCGCACGGGTCGCCTTCCCCGCCGCAATCGTCGGGGTATGGGTCGATCTCGTCCATGAACAGGTAACGCGCCGGCATAGACCGCAAACTTGTTGCCGATTCCGCCCCGGTGATGACCAGGATCCCGCCGGGGAACTGCTTGACGAGAATTGTGTTCCCGGAATCCCGCACCCGGGCGTCTTTCACCTTCCCTTGCAGCGCGGGGGTATTCCGGATCGTGGGTTGAACGCGCTGCTTCGAGAACCGCTTCGCCATGTCCAGGTTCGGCTGGACGGCCAGCATCGGCCCCGGCGCCATCGCGATGACGTACCCGATCCAGTTATTCCCGCTTTCCGTCGCCCCGATCTGCGATCCCTTCATGAAGGTCACGCGCTGGACCGGAGAAGACGGAGAAAGGCAATCCATGATCTCCCGTAAATACGGCGTGCGGGAGGTGCGCCACTGCCCCGGCTCGGCGGATGACACCGGCGGGAGGATTCGCTCCCTGTCCGCCCACTCCGAGACGGTCAGGAGGGGATCGGGCTTCAGGCCCTCCCGGAACGAACCTCCGTAGGCGACCGCACCGTCAATTTGCCGCGAACTCATGGAGCACCTGGGAGAGCTCCTGCCGCAACGTGGAGTTGACCCGCGCGCGGTCGTTCTCAGCGGCGAGGATCGCGTCCACTCGGTCGGGGACGATCAGGATCATGTCCCGCAACTCCCGGCCAAGGGTAAACGCCGACCTGCGGCACTCCTCGGTTTTGTGGATGGATCCGATACGCTCCTCGTAATCTATCTGCGCGATATCGGCCTGTGTTCTCGTAAGCCGTTCCTTCGCGGCGATCACCCCGCCCTTCTTCTGGTTGATCCCCCACCCCGCGATCCGGCCTTCCGCCCGGTCCTGCCAGAATTTAATGAACCAGTGGATGCAGGCTACGAGCGGATACCGCCCCTTGCCCGCCCTGGGCATTCCCTCCTGAACGAGCTGCTGGATGCGCCTCGGCGTGACGTTGAGAATCTTCGCCAGCCTGTTGATATCGACTTCGGCAACCGGGGGATCACTCATAGTTCAGCCCCACACGCCGGGCAAGTCGCTATTCCCTTCCCGTTGTCGCGTTCCGGCGGCGGTGCAAGCCCAAAGATGTTGTTTATCTCCAGCCCGTTGAAGCCGACTTCCTGCATCAACTCCTCGTCGATCGCGGCAAGCAGGTCCTCGTCCCACTCGCCGAGGTTCTTATTCTCCCGAAGGTTCGCCTCCCGGTACTCCGCCTCGGATAGTTTGCGATTCGGCACCCGGATATCGATGGTTTCGTTCCCGCGGCCCAACAGTTTGAGGATGTTTACCCGCTGATGGCCGGAAACGATGCGGCCGTCCAGGTCCACAACGGGGATCGACATCAAGTTGAACTTGGACAGAGATTTCTTCAAACCTTCCGCTTGCTTCTTCGTCATCCGGCGGGGGTTCTTCTCCCACGGCGTCAACTCCGAAACCCTGCGTTGTTCGGTGTGCCAAACAAGATCCGGCAAGGGGGCCTCCGTAACTATGTGAAGCGAAATGGGAATTGGGAAAATCGGAAGCAAGATATCAAAAGGGATTCGAATATACCCTCGATGGAATGCCGCCGGAAGAACCTAGGATCTTGCCGTCGCCAGCGCCTTGGCGAACGCGCGGTCGAACTCGCCGGGCCATATCTCACCGACAAACCTCCGGGAGATTTCGTAGAAGGGGTATCGCTTGCTGTAGAGCGGCTTCCTTTTAACCGCCACCAACGCCATCAACATGCTTTGGCCTTTGATCTCCCATATCCCTCTTTGCGTAGCCCAGTATCGTACAGTCCTTTTCGCCCGCTTCCTCGACCTGACCGTTTCGTTCTGGAGCCGGTCAGTGTGCGCCTGTAACGCGGATAGGATCTGTTGAACTTGTCCTCGGGACATGTTGCCGTAGGCGTCTAGGCGTGCTCCACGCCCAGGGACGAAGTACGTTCCCTTCGGATACGCCCCGCGCTTGCCTTGCGGGCTCATGGTGGTGACACGCTGTTGCAGGAACAATTCAAGCGCCTTAAGCGGTCGCCCCCCGCCCTCGACTTGAGAGGGCATATACTCCTCGGCCCTCGCTGCCCAAGGCTTCTTAAACCCCACCCATGCCGACAAGTCGCTCTTCGTTGCAGGCTTTACCCGTATTGCCCTCAGCGTGTACGGCGTGGGACGATCAAATACCCGGTGCATTTCCGAGTATTGCCTATCTCTCACCTTGGAGGCGGTGCGGGTGAGGGCGACCATCGTCGCATACCGAGTTTGTTTAGGCAGATCCACCCCGATAGATTTTAGGGCGGTCCCCAACCCCTTGACCTCGATCTGGATCACGCCCTCCCCGCCCTTTCATCCGACGGCCACTTCCCCCGCTCCGCATCCGCCATCTCCACGATCCCCCGGGATACCTGCTCGATCGTCCACGCCATCTTCGGATCCTCGTGGACGCACCGCTGCCACAACGTCATCAGCAGGTTCCCCACGTTGTCGCTATTCCCGTACGACAGCAGGAGGCATCCCGGCGGATCGGCGGGGATGTTGGCCAGCAGGAGGAAGGAACTGCATGGCCGGACGTAGGCGTCACAGTGGACATCGATGGGATGGTGGGCGCCGTCGATATGGAGGGTGACTTCCCTCACGCCGCCCTCTCGAACGCCATGTCGAAGTAGTTCTTCCGCTCCTGCCGCAAGATCATACGCAACTCGGCTACGTTGTCGGCGATGCAGATGCGGACGCGCTTGAGCGTGATCTTATCGACGCCGGACACGAGCCACATTACCTCGCTCCCAAAAAAAAAGGGCCAGCCATCCTCGTGGGATGCCGACCCTTCCGTTCCCGCTTGTGGCGGGGGATCAGTCCAACGTTGTGCTGTCGCTTACTTTCTCCCAAAATGTTTCGAATAAAACGTTGTCGATCTGCGTCCATGTTACCAGCGTCATCGAATCATCTGTTGCGATGCGCATGGAATAAACCCTGAGCGTTCCTACCCTCAGCCGGATGTACGCCTCGATGTAGCCCACGGAAGAGTACGATTCAGCCGTGTAGTCGTATTCCCCCCCGCCCCACGGCGGAGGGTATGAGGACATCTGCGCCCAGATCCGTGTCTCCCCAATTTCCAGTTCGCCCGTGTACCCGCCTTGTTCAGCGCCATTACGATAATACGCCATCAGGGTGTACGACCCGACAAGGCTTACGCCTGGAGACGTCAAGGAAACCGATGTGGGGCTACTCCCTCCCCCGCAAGAAGAGAGCAGGATTGCGAAAATCAGGAGCGGGAGGATTTTCTTCATGCTGCCTCGCGTTGTGCGTCGGAGACAACTTTGACCTATGGGTGCATATTGCCGGAAATCGATTCTCATTGTCAAGCCCCTTTTTTCGTCGGACATCTCCCCGCGCACCCGTCCCTCCCGCAAAGCCCCCGGTCGCTTAATTCCGCGCAGAAATCGCACAGCGCCCGATCGAGTAACCACTTCTCGTGCGGCGACCAGTTGCGCGGCGAGTCCTGCGCGATGTAATGCTGCGCAAACCATGATTTCTCCCGGTCCCTCGGATGCGGCTGGCGGCAGATACCCGGATCATGGCGATCGGCGACCATCTCCACCGACAGGGCCAACACGACGGCACCGAGCGCCCCCGTGCCGCCTCCGCCGAGGTGATCCGGATCGGGGTCGAAACCGGATCCTACACGCCACACGTCGAGGATTTCGAACGCCCAAGCGAAGGCGTGATGGGGAGACGAAAACTTCACGTCGTCGCTTCCTCCGCCTCGGGTGCCTTCGCCCTGCGCTTCCGCGTCCCCTTGGGATACGCCCGCTTCGCCGGAGCTGACGGCGCGTTCTGATTCCGAAGGAACGACCCTAATCCCTCGTCGCTCGTGATCGCAATTGATCCGTCGATTCCCGTTACAAGCACTCTCCCATCAGAAATCAACTCCACCTCGAATTTCATGTTGCCTCCTTTGGCCCGTGGGCCGGTTGATGGTTCGTTTCATCCTCCCTCGGCCAGCATTCATCCGTCGCCTCTCCCCGCTCGTCCATCACCCGCAGCCCCGGCTCCTTGCAGAGTTGACACGCGAATATCTGCTTTCGCTGCAAGGGGCGCGTGTCGAATTTGGAACCGCACTTTGTGCAAATACACCACACGGCGTCAGGCATCTATGGCCTCCATGACTTCCTCGACGGACCGCGCCGTGATCGCCAGCCCGCCCGATTCGTTGACCGTGTTCAGGAACTCCCGCTGCTTCTCCGCCCTCTTCTTCGTCGTCGATCCTCCCGGCCTCTTCACCTCGATCGACAGGAAGCGCCCTCCCGGAAGAACGCCGATGATATCTCCGCCGCCTTCGACCCCGAATTTCAGCGGACGCCCTCCGACGAACACCGTGCGGGTGTTGTTCCGCCACGCGAAGATCCTTTTCAGACGCAGGTACCCGAGGATCTGCGCCTGGATGGCGGACTCGTTCACTTCGCCTCCACTGGGTACGCCAACCTCATGGATGCGCCGAGAGTTATCAACCCGGCCGCCACAAGTTTCCCTGCCGTCTTGCGCTCCCGGATCTCGACGTAGCAACCTTTCGGACATCGCCGGATACGCTTCAGTAGGGCTTCCTGCGGCCTGGATAACTTCACTGTGCCCATGTCGTCTCCTTTCGGTTCTTATTGAACATCGGTTTTCTCAAGTATCTGTATGATATTGCTTGGATTTTTTATGATGTAATTGAATGTGGCGCACCAATCTGGATATTTTGTGGACGTTTTCCTGCCCGATAGCCAGTCATCGGCATGGATTCCGTTCAGGATCTTCTTCCAGGATTCCTCATTGAGGCGGCAGTCCCGGATTCTGGCTGAGCATTTCTTCTTCCTGTCGGTGGATAGATTTTTAACCTTCGGTATTTTTACCAAACGATCCTCTGAGAAGAAATCGACGGCTTGATTCCAGAGCTCTGCCATCTTCTCGGGAGAGAAGGAACCGTTGCCTGGCGGAACTCCAATTCCGGAGTTCCCTTCCTCTTCTACTTCTACTTCTACTTCGGGGTTGACTAATTCTGGAGTTACTCCGGAGTAATTCGGGAGTTTGTCCCTCCCTAACTTGTCGGGATTAAGGGTCTGATGCTCGGATAAAAACTTCGTCGAGTGAATCCAAAATCTTCCATCAAATTCGAACCATTTGACGTTTGTGCGCTCTGAAATTTCCTTCAAATATATGGGTATGTTTTTTTCGGTCAGATAGGGTATCCGAGGGCAAATTTCGCCCTTGATGAACCCCGGGCTGCCGTTCATTTTTCCAAATCCGCTGTAATGTGGGACCAACATACAGAAAAGTACGGCTGAATTTGGCGAAAGTGAGGCAAATCCCTTCGAATCTGAGATGTCTTTCGTGAGCATTCGGCCTTTTGTCTTCGGGGATGTCACTTGAATGTCCTCTGATTTTGGGAGGAACCTTTGTACTCGATTGCCATCGCCGGTTCGTATTTCCTGCGGCTACCATCGAACCGAACGTACCGCTTCCCGCCCATCGTCCAACGTGGTTTTCCAGACAATATGTACCCCACCGGTTGACGGGAGTTCGTTTCGGAATCTTCGAGCGGGTGATGGAGGATGAACGTCTCGGAGGATACCTGCGTGATGGCTCCGGACCCCAAGACGCTGTGAGCGGTCGGTTTCGGTTCTGAATCGTCCCGGTCGGGCTTCCTTAAGTGGGCGATTACGATGATGGGTATCTCAAGTTCCTGCGCCAGCCCTTTCAGGGCCTTCGCCGCTACCCGCTCCGTCTCGTAGGAGTTCTTGTCCACGCTTGTCAGGTAGGAGAAATTATCGATCACCACCAGGTCAATCGCCTCTTGTCGTACCGTTTTCTGGATGATGTCGATGTGCTGCTTCCAGGACAGGTCGCGCTCCGGCTCGAAGAAAAGATACCCGGACGCCTGAATGATGGCGTAGGCCTCCGCCTCATCGGATTCAGACAGGACGGCTTTCCCGAGAACGTGGCCGGCCACAACTTCAAACGTCTCGTCTGCGGTCAACTCCAGACAATAGTTCCAGACCTTCACACCCTTGCGGGCCATCGGCCAAGTAAGATTCACGGCCAACGTGGTTTTCCCCGTGCCCTGATACCCGGCGAAGCAATAGACGTTCGCCCGCCTGAACGGGCCTGCCCACACATCCCACCATTCGATCCCCGTGGGGATGGCGTGTTCTCCGCGCTCCCGGCGGAGGCGTATCTTCTCGAAACAGTATTCGGCGGTAAGTGCTCGGGAAAACTTCTCCCGCATTCCGTCGAGGGTTTGTAGATAGCCCCGCCGGAAGCGTATCTCTTCGAGCGTCTGCCGCTTCTCCCGCTCGATATCGAGCGGCGTTACAGGCAAAGGTATGCCGCCAATTCTTCTATTCCCCTCTCGTAATCTTCAGGCATGACATCCGCGACGATGAGCTTCCCTTCCTCGTAGTCCCGCCAACTCCGCGACCCGGCGCGAAGCCCGTTGATGGCGAAAATGGCCGGCAGGGAGGTGTCCTTGGCTTCGACGCTCATTTCGCCCCCCTTCGCCTAACGACCACCGTATCGGGATGCCCGCCGGCGTATCGTTCGTGCTTCATCGGGCCGCATAGTTCCCACCCGTCCGATTGGTAGTGGGGCAAATCGCGCACGAAAATATAAAAATATAAGTGCGCTGAATTTATAGTAAGTACCCCATTTCCTGCATGAACTGGATCGGATCTTTCCCCTGCTTTTTTAGGTTGCATGTTGGACACGTCGCCTGAATGTTTCCATCGGCATTCTTCCCTCCACGGGAAAGGGGCACAATGTGGTCCAAATGGTATCCGGTTTCCTTTAGATTCTTTTTACAAATGGCGCATTTGCCCCTCTGTAAAGCAATTAACTTCTCAGACAATCCGGCAGAAAGTTTCCCTCCGCACTCCTTTTCTTTCGCCCGCCGGTTGTGTGCCCGTAATTTTCCAAGCTCCGGGTTTGCCTTTCTGTATTCGGCTTCCTTTTTCTTTATCTTTTCTTTATTAGCCGTCCGGTATGTCCGTTTATAAACTGCCGCCTTTTTTGGGTTGGCTTTATTCCATTTATCGCGACGATCCTTTTCTTTGTGTGGGTTAGCCTTGCTCCACGCAGATTTATATTCTTTAACCTTCTCGGGGTTATTTTTTTCCCATTCTGATTTTTTCTCCCTTATTCTTTCGGCGTTCTTAATTCTCCATGCCGCAGTGAGGGCTTTTGACCTGTCCTTATTTTTTGCCTTCCATGCTGCGTTGCAAGCTTTCACCTTCTCTGGGTTTGCAGCCCGGTATGCGGCCCAGTATTCCCTCGCTTTTTCTTTGCTCAAAACGCATCCCCCTCGGCGGCGAAGATGTAGGCGTAGTGCCAGATCATTCCGCCACGGCCTTGCTTAATTCCTCCGCCTGCGCGGTTTCGAAGAGGGTCTTTTGTTCCTTGTCCTCATCCGTTGCGGCTCGGCGGACGTTCTTCACCGCCTGCCGGTAATAGGAGGGCTTGAGTTCCACACCTACCCCGCGCCGCCCCATCCGAACCGCCGAATAGACTTCGGATCCCACGCCCATAAACGGGGTGATAACGGTTTCGCCCGGGTTCGACCACAGGGTAATCACGCGGTCGATCACGTCGAGCTGCAGCGGGTGGACGTGTTTCTCGTCTTCGGAATCCCGCGCCGCCTTGAAAGGGAGGACGCGGGAGATTCGCACGTCATCCCAAAACGCTGAGGCGTACTGTCTCCATATCCAGTGCGAAAACCGGTTCTCAATCTGGTTCCCGGCCCATCCCCTGTATTTCAATAACTCGTGAGGATGCTTCCGCTCCCCGGCGTACTCCATCAACCCGGTCGGATGTGCGATCGGAACCTTGTTCTCGCCATTCTTTCGGAACACCAGCAGGTAATCGGCGGACGCAACGGAACACCGGGAGGAATCCTCCACGATGGTTTTATGCGCGAGGTTCTTCGCCATCGTGCGGTTGCGAACCCCGAGGGGTTCTTTCCAGACCGCATACCGGGCGATGTACCTGAACCCCTCTCGCTCATGTAGCCGGATGATGTCTCCGGGGAAATCCGTCAGGTAATCCGTCCCACAATTTCCCGAGGGTATGTCCATGCAATGCACCGCCGTCATCCGCCCGGGCAGGGTGATACGGAACAGTTCGCGCACGGCGAAGGTGTAGTGCTCGAAAAATTCCTCATAGTTGCGGCAGTTCGACAAGTCGCGCTCATTCGATGAATACTGGAATAATCCGCAAAAAGGCGGACTGTATAAAGATAAATGGATGGATTCACTTGGAAGTGTGGGCAATATCTCACAACAATCCCCACAATAAATTGCATACCGATCTGTGATTTCTTGGTCTAATATATTCACTGGCTTGTCCTTTCCTGATTTATATAATGTGCCGCCCGAATCATCCGTTCTGGGTTATCCTTGAATTGCCCCAGCCCAGCATTGCATCCAGAACACAACAGCCCACGCACGACGCCTGTTTGGTGATTGTGGTCTACTACTAAGACCTTCTCTGTAGATGTTTTGCATATGGCGCACACTCCGCCTTGATCTTCAAAAAGTGCATTGTATTCCGCCAGCGATATCCCAAATTCAGCGCGGAGATATTGGTCGCGGTAGCGTTCCGGGTTTGCCTTTCTCCAGGCACTCATGGCGCTTATATGGCGATTAGGGTCTTGACGGTATCGCTCTCTCATATATGCGTTCCTCTGCTCCCTCATGTGTTCCCGGTAGATGGCCCCAACGGCCAATTTGCGGTCCCTGTTGTTCGCACCCCAACAGCGCGACCGCTCCTTTACGACCTCCCTATTTGCTATATATTCATTGCGCTTTCGCTCGCGAATTCGTTCTTGATTCAATTCGCGATACCGCTTGTGATATTCGGGGTTATAGCTCATAACCAATGCGGGACACTTGCATCAGACGTGAAAGCGGTGACTCGCTTAACACCGACCGCTTGGTTCATGTTAGCCACCAGATTTGTAAACATACGATCGGCTGCTTGCTGTTTTCTTTGCATGTTTTTCAGCACACCTCGTTCACCCTCTGTCGTGATAATGTCGACCGTTACCTTTTCCGTCTGTCCAAACCGATAACACCGTCTAACTCCTTGGTAGTACTGTTCGTAACTGTGCGATGGGAAGAAGGTTACGTGGGCGCAATTTTGGAGATTCAACCCCCACGCCCCTATAACCGGCTTGCAGACCATCACCCGCAGTTGGCCTGATGCGAACGCGAGGAACTTTTCCTCCTTCGCCTCATCCGAATCTGCACCGCTTACCTGTTCCGCGTCCGGGATGATATCCGCAAGGCGGTCGCCCTCACGGTTTAAGTGACACCATACGAGGGCGGGTTTGCCGGTATCGTTTACAAGTCCCGCAACCTTGTCGCATCGCTCCGTGATTGTGCGGCGTCTTTCCTCGCGCTGCTCGTACAGGCCAATGGCCGGCAAGGAAAACAGCATCCCGTCCGGTGCGGTGTTCGTGTCCACAAGGTGCTCATTCTCGGTCAGCGGCGGGAGAATGAATTTCCCGTCATCGAACCCGAGGTCGGATGGGCGCCGCATCGCCCGCGCCCATGAGGAAACCCACCGCCAGAACGGGATCTCGGCGTGGCCTTTCAGACGCCACTTGGCCCGCTCATCAAGGGATGCGAAGTTCTGTCCGCGGTGGCGGTAAACGGTCGGGCGGATTGTGTTCTGTTCGTTCTTGAAGAACCGCCCGAGCATATCCATGTACCCGAGTTCTCCGAGGGCCTCGGAGGACGTGCCGAGTTCAATGTAATCATTCGGCGCGGCGGTGGCCGTGCAAAGTAGCCGATACCGGACCTTCCGCATGAAATCCGTGACCGCCACTTTCGTGGCCCCCTCGAAAGATTTTAGGATGCTGGACTCATCGCAAACGACGCCCGCGAAGTCCTTCGGGTCGAAGTAATGCAGGCGCTCGTAATTTGTCACAATGATCCCGGGGAATAACTTTCCGTCGCCGGATCGGTGCGCCTCGATTCCGAACTTCTCCGCCTCGCGGATCGTCTGCGCGGATACGGCCAGCGGAGTGAGGATCAGGACGCGGGCGTTTTCCTTGCAGACGATGTTCTCCGCCCATACCAACTGCATCGGGGTTTTCCCCATCCCGCAGTCACAATACAGCGCCGCCTTCCCCTTGAGGATAGCCCATTCGAGAAGTGCCACCTGGAAATCGAACAGGAAATCCGGCATCCATACCGGATCGAACCCGTCGGTGGATCCCAACTGTGATTTCCTGTCCAGAAACTCCGCGTATTCCACTATCCCCTCCCCCTCGGATACCGCTCGATCCTCTCGTCCATCTCCCGGGCGATGGCCCGGATGCGCTCCTGCCGGTCGATGTCATCTTCGATGCGGGACAGGCGCTCGCTCATGTCCGGACACGCAATCAGGATGCAGCGCAGCCGCCAATCGGGGCAGGATGTATTACATATCATTTACAGCCCCCCATCCGCTGGCCCGCGCCAGCCGTGCGTTTGCGGAGCCTACGTCCTGCAACCCGCGTGTATCAAGGCTTTGCGGGCCACCGGCTTTCATGCCGCTATCCTCCCTGCGCCCGCTTTCCTTCCACCCGTAAGTGATTGATTGTAAAAGGAATTAAAAATATCTTGCCCGCAGGAATAATATGTATTGACATTGTTATGACGACATGAGACTATGGAGGCAACAAAGCGGGAGGTGACGAGATGACGATCAAGTGGACGACCCCCAGGGGTAGCGCGGTGGAGCTGGAGCTTATAACCTCCGAGACGATCAGCGCAGACGGGGACAAGGTCAAGACGCCTTGCTATAAATTGGAGTGCCGGGTACTCACGGCGCCGAAGCTGTGCCTGCACGCTCCAACCATCGTGACACATCCTGTCGCCGGCCTGTGCCTGCGCGAGATTGTCTGTGGCCGCGAGACGCTTGTGCCGGTCACCGCCGAGGTCGCAGATGCAGTTACGGCGATGGTCAATGAGTATCGCGCCGAGATGGACCGCCGTAACGCCGAGTGGATCAAAGGTGTGCGCGAGTACGACGCGCACACCGCCCGGATGCGCCGGGCCGGGTATTGTGATGACCCGAACGCCGGGTAAACCCCCAACCGATAGGAGGACATCATGTACGGTATCCAGCAGAGACGGCACTACTACACCGGCACGCTCAATGTCATCGAGGGTTGGCACTGGATCGGCCTGTACCACGATCAGCCCGACGAGTACCGGAGCATCGCGGCGGCCCGGGAGCGCATCCGGGAGATGGAGACATCCACCCACGAGACGGCACATGGAGAGTACGCCCGTCCGGATTATCGCGTCCGCAACATCAAATCTCGCCGGACGGGATGGATCCAGGTCCGCGTTACCATCGCGGAGTCCGACGATATCTCCACCCTCGCCGCGGAATCCGGCAAGACCGTCTCCGAGTACGTCCGCGACCGGGCACTCCGCAAGCCCGTCAAGTAGATCGGGGCATTGGGAGCAGGGCATCGGATTCATCCCCATTGCTCCGCCATCGCGTCGGCGATGCCCTGTAGTGTGCGGCTCCTGTTCTTCCAGCGATTTGGCCCTGGTGGTTCGCGGTGTACCCGGTTGTCGCGGCCCTCCACAATCTTCGTCGGCACAAGTTTCGGCAGGTTCTTTAGCCATAAGCATGTGGCCTTAGTCTCGGGATGGCCGAACATCCACGGCTGAATGATCTGATCGGGCTTGCGTATACGCGTGCTGATGATGGAGATGGGGTTCTCCAAGGCGATGCGCGGGATCGGAGCGTCGAGAAGAAAGTGGACAAACTCCAAGGCCTCTTCCTGCTCGCACTCCTTGCCCTTGAACCACCGCGCTCCGCTGACGGCAAGGTGGGTACACGGAGGGTGGGCGATCAACAGTTGCCAGCCGCGACCTTCGATGTAATCCAGAACGTCGCCCTCAAGGTGCCGTTCTCCGAACGCCTCGGACGGGAGGATGTCGCAGGACCATGCGTCATGGCCGCGATCCAGGAAGGCGTCACGGACGATGCCCGAAAACTCGCAGGCCACTAACACCCTCATCTCCTCGCCCTTTCGCAGGTCATCGGGCGGGGGCCAGCATCATTTCCGGGGACTTCGGCCTTACCGCGTCCTCAACGTCCTGCGCGATCCTCCATTGCTCCGAGGTGGCCTCAGACCATTTGACCGCCCTCGTCGTCCCGCATGGACAATTCCAGAGTATCAACGCAGGTTCATCTTTCAGCCCGCGTTGCAAGCCGATAATCGTTGGGCTTTCAGTTATGCGTCCGCAACAATTACAGGGTTGCATATGGTTTAATTGTTCTCCTCTGGTCCTTGATTGACCTCTTGTGAGCCCAGTGTCTTCCCTTACGGCACATGTCATGATTGTTGTCTGTGAGTGTTCCAAGCCATAAGTGTTTTGGATTTACGCAGGCGGGGTTGTCACATTTGTGAAGCACATTAAATCCATAAGGAATTGGGCCAAAACAGAAAATCCATGAATACCGGTGCGATAGAATAATCTTATTCCCGTTCAAACCAAAACAACCGTATCCCTTGGGATTTTTATAGGCTATCCAATTCCAACACTCGCTTTCCTCTTCGCCCTTTTTCACCTTTATCCAAAATCTTGATTCAATGGAACAGCGATTCATCATGTTATGTCCAGTGATAAACTGCTTATTTCTTCCGTTTATGACTGTTGTTTTTCCTCCGCAACCGCATTCACATAGAGTAGGAGTTGGTTGTCTGAATTTTACCTTTTGTTGGTGGCCACACAGGAAGCGCTTCTCCTGTCCTTTTATACCGCCCCGTTTGTCAGTGTATTTATAAACGCCAGTTTCCCCGCCGCATCCGCATTCGCACTTCATGCCCCCGCTTCCTTCCTCTCCACTTCGCGGAGGATGACATTTCTCATCCACACGCTGATGTGTAAATCCTGTTTGAGTGCGGCTCGGCAGACGGATTCGAACTCTCTGTCCGACAGGTAACATTGGGCGCTGTTCCTACGCTTCGTTGCAGGGTCGAGGAACTGTCGGCGGCCCATGTCAGGCGGCCGGAGCCTTGCCGTTCTGTTCTGTGACAAGATCCTGCACCCCGACGATTCCCTCCGTGGCCCGTATGATCTTGGCGATGTTCGTCCCGTCGGGAATGACATCGGGTTCGTCGAGTAGTCGGTACACCGTGGAGAGAGGCACGCCGGAAAGCTCCGCGAAGTCTTTCCGGGTGAGATTGAGTTTTCCGAGATAGGCGGATAGTTTCATGGCGGCATCATACCATTGGCGGAATTTCTCTGTCAACAAGAAAATAATGCTTGCAATCTGATTCCGCCCGTGGAATACTATCCCCAGGTTGATCGAACTGGGCTACGGCCCGACGTGGTGCCGGGAGATCGTTCGCAAGCTGCGGATTGCGTCAGGGATCGACGGATCAGGTGGCGGGGCAAGCCCGGATGCAGTAAGGGATTCGATCTTTGACTGACTCGGGTGGCGGAATGGCATACGCGGGCGGCTTAAACCCGCCTTACATGAGGGTTCGACTCCCTCCCCGAGTACCAGAAGGGGCGGCGCGGCCCCGGCGCACCGGGGATCAATCCAATGGCATGGGGCACCCCATCGGAGCGACTGCCCGGGTAGGTATCCAATCCTGCCGCCGCCCCGCACCACTCTCGCGCTCCGCAAGGTCGACGCGAGATGGCTACCGAGGGCGCGAAACCCTTGGGCAGGGAAGGATGGCGTGACAACGCTTGGCCATCACCCTCGGTAGCCGCCCAAATTAAGGAGGAAAACATGGACAAGAAAGGGTTTGAGGATCTTCGCAGGGGATATGAAGTCGCAAAGAAACTGGAACGGAATATCGACAACACGCGGCAGATCGTGGACGGCATTCGCAGACGGCAGGCGAAGGGAACATCGGATTATGAAGTCTCGTTCAGGCGCAAGGCGGACGGCTACAACAGCTCCATCTACGTGACCATCCCCGAGCACGTTGTCGCCGCAATGGTACCTGGACTCAAGATCGCGCTGGACAATATGCGCGAAGAATTCAAGGCGCTGTAGGAGACCCCAATGACCTGCACCGGAGTCTGCCGCTGCCACTCGTGCCCGGATTGCGAGCCGGATGAGCATCGTGCCTCCCGGATGCCCGATCACTTGCCGACCGTCGATCCTTTGTTCCTCGACGCGATCACCGATCCCGCACCGGAGGATATCAAGGAGAAGGAGGGGAAATGAGTCACACGCCGGGGCCGTGGAAATTAGAGCACGACTGGCGAGAACAGCCGGGAGCGATCATCATCCTGAGTGCCGATAATCAGATAGTGGCCGACGCATGGGCACCCCGCATCGAGAGGGTCGCCAACGCCCGCCTCATCGCCGCCGCGCCGGAACTGCTGGAGGCGCTAAAAAGCGCGGTGGCAAGGCTCGACGGGCATGAAGGCCCCGATGACAACGCGGATCTCCGCGCAATCATCGCCAAAGCGGAGGGCCGCCCATGAAACTCGGGATCACTTTCGGCGCACTCGCTCCGCGCATCGAGGAACAACTCCCGGAGTCTGTTAAAACGAAGGGAGGGGCTATGACGCACCCGTACATCACCGAAGAGGATAGCAAGCGCATCGAGAAAGATTTCACGTACCACCCGCCGAAGCCCGACCAAGTGCCCCGGTACAACCTAATCCGGGATCGCGCCCGGACGTTCGCATTCCGGATCGTGGAGAATTGCCCGCCGTCCCGCGAGCGGTCGCTTGCGTTGACGCACTTGGAGGAGGCCGTGATGTGGAGTAATGCTGCGATCAGTAGAAACGAGTAACGGAGCGGAGGGGAAATGAAGAAGATCGCGCTCGTCACGTCGCTCCACCGCTTGCGGCAGCACAACGCATGCGAAGGCCGCTACGCGCGTCTCGTCTCCAAACTCGGCCCGGAGTGGGGCGACAAGGACGATATCAATCTGCTGGATATACTTGAGCACAACGGAACTGCCGACTGCCTGTGGGCGCTACGCGCCACGGTGAAGCATCCGGACGGCGACAAGGTGATGCGCCTAATGGCCGCCGATTTCGCGGAAGCCGTGCTGCCCATCTTCGAGAAGGAATACCCCAACGATGACCGCCCACGGAAGGCCATCAAGGCGGCGAGGGACTTTGCGAACGGAAGGATAACCGCTAAGGATCTGACCGCCAGGGACGCCGCCTTGGCCGCCGCCAGGGACGCCGCCTTGGCCGCCGCCAGGGACGCAGGGGACGCCGCCTGGGGCGCCGCCGCAGGGGCCGCCACAGGGGCCGCCACAAGGGCCGCCCAAGCGGAGATCATCCGCCAGTACCTAAAGGAGGGCAATTAATGCGCCGCCTGATCTGCTTCCTGTTCGATCATCGTACCTTCTCGTTCCCCTCCGGCGCGGTGGTATGCAAGCGGTGTTGGGAATGGTGGCCGGGATGAATCCAAAATTCGTCGCGGGTATCGGCGGGATTGTGCTGCTTGTCGGACTCTACATCGCAGGGCTGGCGGGTGCCGCCTACATCGGCTATCTCATCATCCTCGCGCTGAAGAAATACGTGGGAGGGTGAAGATGGGCGTGGAAATCAAGAATGCAGTCATCGAGAGTGCCACAATAACGAGCGATGACCACGGGTGCCTGTCTGCATGGGTCTATCTTGACTACGGAGGTTCCGGTCAAGGCTTCGGCGGATACGCCCTCTATCTCCCGAAAAGTTTTACGCATCACAAATTGGGATCCGTCGCTGGTCATTTCATCTGGCGCGTAATGGAAATCGCGGGAGTTACCGAATGGTCAAAACTAAAAGGAAAGACGGTGAGGGTTAGGGGGGCCTATTCTGGCCCCATCGAGGCCATCGGCCACATCGTAAAAGACGATTGGTTCAATCCATCGAAAGATTTCAGGGAGGAAGAAGGGAAATGCAAATCACACTCGAATGGCTAAAAGAAAAAAATGCCTGCGCCGATGGCGTCGAATGGTTTCAGCGCAACTTCCCCGCAGGCGGCGGATACCAAGCCGTCCTTGACGCGCTAGCCCACGAAAACCTGTCGTCGTGGGGATCGTGGCTGTTGTCTACCGCCGGTCCTGCCGGTACTGTCCTGAAAATCAATGGCGACTATGAGGCGCATTTTGGCCTGTACTTCGCGGGCCGAGTTGAAATTTCGGAATCCATAAAAGTCGCCGGGCATTTTTTGGCCGGTTCGGGCATCAAGGCCGGTTCGGGCATCAAGGCCGGTTCGGGCATCAAGGCCGGTTCGGGCATCGAGGCCGGTTCGGGCATCAAGGCCGGTGAGGGCATCGAGGCCGGTGAGGGCATCGAGGCCGGTGAGGGCATCGAGGCCGGTGAGGGCATCGAGGCCGGTTGGGGCATCGAGGCCGGTGAGGGCATCGAGGCCGGTTGGGGCATCGAGGCCGGTTGGGACATCGAGGCCGGTGAGGGCATCGAGGCCGGTGAGGGCATCGAGGCCGGTTGGGGCATCAAGGCCGGTGAGGGCATCGAGGCCGGTGAGGGCATCGAGGCCGGTGAGGGCATCGAGGCCGGTTCGGGCATCAAGGCCGGTGAGGGCATCAAGGCCGGTGAGGGCTACGGCATTTTCGCAGGCGTCCGAATCAAAATTTCAAACTGGTCAAAACACGCCCTGGTTGTTGCCAAAAAGAAACCGACGAATCTCATCTCCGGGGAGTGGAAGGAGAAGTAGGGATCTGATGGGAGGAGCCCCATGAACACCATTTTCCGTCGGTTATCCGACGCCGAGTACGACTCGTTTCAGCCGTTCGTCAAGTGGCGCGGCTTAAAAATCTTCGCGGTCATCATCCTGATCGCCGTGTTGATCAAATGGATTGTGCGCACATGAACACTTGTCTTTGCGGTTGTGGAGTTAAGGCAAACAGTCGGTATATACATGGCCATAACCGGCGTGGCAGGTTGGCGGACATCGCCATCTGCGCGTTCATCGTGTGCGTGATGGCGTGGGCTGGAGCGGGGTGGATCGGATGACGATGCCGATCCGTTACGTCATCGACAAGCCGGGGGAGTATTACATAGCCATCAAGGATACAGGTTTCATGAAGATTGACGCTGTGCCGATAAAGTTGAAGGAGCTTCCCGGCGTCGATCTTTTCTTCCATGCGGATTATAGCGGATTCGGGTGCAAGATTTCCCACGGGCTAACTGGCCTCGCCTTCCCCGGATACCACGAAAGCAAGAGAGAGACGATGCAAGGAGCGAGGGATTGCCTGAATAGGTCGAAGCATCCCTTTGATAAAGTTGTGAAGAAAGGACTCCTGTTGCTGAAGAAATGGAACCGTGGGGATTACTCTCCCCGCTACCGGAAGGAAGGCGGGAAATGACCTTCCCCGACTGGCAGCGCATCGTGCCGGAGGAGGAGGCTTTCTGTGAATGGTGTGGGTGGTCGGAAATTTTCTGTGCCTGTCCGCTTGACAAGCCGGAGGTAGATGAAGGCGATGCCGAATAAGCCGATCGATGAACCCATACATAGCGAACAGGCATTCAACCGAAGGGGTTGGCAGAACGAAAGAAAAAAGGAGGCAATGGTATGAGCGGAGAAGTAGCACGGATCGAGGTACAGGAGTCGCGCCCGATGTCGCTTCCGGAAATGAAGGAGCAGATGCGCGTCCTGGACGAACTCCTGAAGCACGTCATGAAGAAGGATGTCCACTACGGGACGATCCCCGGCACGAAGAAGCCAACGCTCTACAAGCCGGGGGCTGAGAAGATCACGGCATCCTTCCGCTTGGTCCCCCGCTCTATCGTCGAGGACCTGTCCGGCCCGGACTTCTTCCGGTATCGCGTGAGGGTGGAGCTGTACAACCGGGACGGCGTGATCCTCGGGGAAGGCATCGGGGAATGTTCGACGCTCGAAGAAAAGTACATGTGGCGGGCGGCGGTCTGTGACGAGGAGTTCGCCGCAACGGGCGAGGACCGCAGGCGGGTGAAGTATGCGAAGGGACAGGGCGGCTCCCACTACACCGTCAAGCAGATCCGGACGAACGCCGCCGACATCGCCAACACCGTCCTGAAGATGGCCGACAAGCGGGCGTACATCGCCGTGGTCCTGAAGGCGACCGCCGCGTCGGACGTGTTCGATCAGGACCTCGAAGACCTGCCGCCGGAAGTGAGGGACGGAATCGTCGGGGACGGGAAAGAGCCGGTGAAACCGCCGCGGGAGAAGGCCGCATCCTCCGAACCCGAGAAGCCCGAAGCGGAACTCCGCGCCGAGCTGCTGTCGATGTGCGAGGTGATCGGCAAGGTGAACGGACTCAAACCGGAGGAGATCCTTTACTCCCTCACCGTGAACAAGGAGGGGAAATATGGCGAGTCCGATTTCGCGGCCATCAAGTTCTCCATGTCGAAGAAGGGCGGCGGGGAGTGGTCTCCGCTGAAGGCGTTCCACTCGAAGGCCAAGGAACAGTTCGACAAGGCGACGAAGGAGAGCGAGCAGGGATGAGCTTTACCTTCCGTGAAGAAGATCATTCGTACTGGCTTTCGGACCGCCGCCTTGACGGTGTGACGGAAACGCTTGGCGGGGCCGGGATGATCGACTCTCGTTTCTTCACGGAAGAGGCGCGGACGAGAGGCCAACACGTGCATCGTGCCACTGAATACATAGATAAAGGCAGCCTTGATTGGACCGCGCTCGATCCGGTCCTCGTTCCGTACTGTGAGGCGTATCGAAAGTTCATCGAGGACACGCGGCCGGAGATAATCCTGTCGGAGAAGGCGTCTTATCATCCACAACATCTATATGCGGGCCGGTTGGACCGCATCCTGAAGATCCGCGACAAACTAGCCATCGTGGATTTCTCCACGGGCGATCCGCTTCCGGCGAAATACGTTCAAGTGGCGGCGTACTGGCAACTGGCACTCATCAACGAAAAGATATCGGCCCCGTGCGGGCATACGCTTTGGCTTAGGAACGACGCGACCTATCGTCTCTCTCCTCCGATCGGCGTTACGGAGATGAGGCGCAACTTCAACATATTTTTAGCTGCACTGGCAATATGCCGGTGGAAAAAGGAGGCGGCATGAAGGCGGTATTTACGGTGAGACTGCAGAAGGGATATCTGATAGTCGAACGGGAAACTTTAGCAATCACGGTGGATGAAATAGCAACGGCGACGGTCGTGGATGACGATTCCTACGACGCTCGCGACAAGGTGGGCCGGATCGCCGCTGACATCCTCAATCCACTGAAGGAGGCCCCCGGTGAGTGACCCCGCCCACACCATCGACGTGACTCCAGAGGCCGAGGAAGTTGCGGCCCTTGCCCTCCCTATCCCCGATCAGGCAAAGGCGCTGGTCATACGAGATGATGCCTCGCTCCGAAACGGCAACGAAATCCTGCTGACGATCAAGGATCTCCGAAAAAAGATCGCGGATACCTTCGGGCCGATTTGCGCCGCCGCTTTCGCTGCGCACAAGACCGCCGTCAAAGCACAGAAGGACGCCGAGGCCCCTCTAATCGAGGCGGAAACAATCATAAAGCCTTCCATCGCTCGGTATATGTCCGAGGTCGAGCGAAAGCGCCGGGAGGAAGAGAGTCGCATCCGGAAGGAGATGGAACGGCAGGCAGAGGAAGAAGCCCTTGACGCCGCCATTGAAGCAGAAGCCGAAGGTGCGTCCCCGGAGGATGTACAGGCCATCGTCGATGCCCCTGTATTTATCCCGCCACCTATTGCCCCTGCCGGGCCGAAACTTGAGGGCATCAGTATTCGGAAGGTGACGAAGTTCCGGGTTGTGGACATGAAGGCACTCGTGCAAGCCATCGCCCGGGGGCAGGTTACAATCGCAGCCGTCATGTCGAACGATACCGTGATCGGAGCACAGGCGCGTTCCCTGAAAACGTCCCTCCGTTGGCCGGGAGTCGAAGTATGGGAAGAGGATTCTGTCGCGGCAGGGAGACGGTAATTTAGATGCACAGCAAGGAACAGAACCGAATATATCAGGCCGCATGGCGTGCTTCTCATCCTGAGCGCGACCGCGCTAATTACACCGCATGGCGTGCCGCCAATCCTGAAAAGGTCCGTGCGGCAAAAGCGAAATATCGGGCGGCGCACGCGGAGAAAGTCCGAGCATATATGGCGGCGTACCGCGAGGCGCATCGTGAGCAAGCCAGGGTAACGCAGGCAAAATATCGGGAAGAACACCCAGAGGAAACACGATTGGCCATGTTGGCTTGGAGAGATGCCCGCGCGCGGGGAGAGGGGGAGGGGATGGCAACCATGCCAGAAGCAAATATCACGCTAAATATAGATTGCCCGCGTTGTGCTGGAGTAAAGGAATGCTCTAAATGTGGGTGTAATATGTACCACAACGCAAAGGCCGGATGGTACTGCCCTGAATGTAAACTAGCCCTCTTGAAGGAGGTTGCAAAAGCGGCAGATGTATACCTTTTCGGCAATAAGCATATATGCCCTGACGATTGCTCATCGTACAACGCGCTTAGCACCGCCCTGCGCTCGCTGAAGGAGGGAAGATGATGACGGAAGAACAATTGTACAATCATGCGATTTGCCCCGATTGTGGCCCCGCCGACAAATGCGACGAGGACCGTTGCTGCTTAACGTGCGGGGCAGATTTAGTGCTCGGGGATTACATCGACGAGATCATGAAGGAACTGAAGGAGCGCAGGGAGGCGGGATACGGGGCGGATCGAGCCGTCGCTGAGCGCATCCGGCAGAAGTCCGTCGAAGGTTGGACGCCGGAACATGACTCGCAACACGATCAAGGGGAACTGGCGATAGCGGCGGCCTGCTACGCGCTGAACAAGATGCCCGCATTCGTAGACTTATGGTGGGCTAATACTTGCGAATGGTGGCCGTGGCATCCCGATTGGGATAAGCGCGAGAAACACGACCGGGAGCGGTCCCTTGAAATCGCCGCCGCGCTAATCATGGCCGAACTTGATCGTATCCGCGCCGCCCTCGCCCGTGCCGAGGAAGCGGAGATGTTTCGCGCGGACATGGTAGCGGTGGTGAAAGATTGGGAGCGCATAGCCAACGAATCTTTACAACAGCGCGACTCCGCCCTCGCCCAACTCGCGGAGAAGGAGAAACTTGTTTGCAGAATGGCGTGGTCGATAGAGGAACTCCACGAAAAGATGGGTTGTTTATGCGATGCGGACGAGCCGTGTATCCATCGCGCCGCCCTTTACTCTTCCTCTCCCTGCCGCCACGCGAAAGAGGCGGAGAGATTGGAAGAAGCACTTGTGAACCTCATGAAGTCATCAGATGCGTCATGGTACTCAGGGAGTCATGGAGGACACGACTGGCGGGAAACGGTCGATGCGGCGCATATGGCATTGGTGAAATATGGACGAAAGGAGACGCCATGACCGACGAAGAAAAGAAAGATTGGGCGATCATGTTGGATATTGCGAAGCGCAACTTGTCGATGCCGATAGAGGACAAGCAGTTCAGGGCGGCGCAGCAAGTGTTTATCGCCGCAGACGCGGAACTCACCCGCCTTCGCTCCTTCGCCGCCAAGGGAGATAAACTGTGCTTGGCAGCAGATGCGGGCCAGGAGTTGGCTGACGCCATCACCTTCAACCACAGGGAACGGATCCAACTGGCGCTCTCCCGATGGTATTCGGTACGCCATTTCCCAACCCCCTGCCGACACGAAGAGGAACTAAAAGTGGCGCGAGAAACCATTGCTGGACAGGAAGCGGAGAGAGGGATGAGTTACAACGAGCAAGACGTTTATCGGATACCGCCGTCTCCGTCCATGACGGGTGTGATGTGGCGGGACGCTTACTTCGAAAAATGCGCCGAGGTACATCGTGTCCAGGCCTGCGCGCAGGAGGATTTGTACGCCAACGCCGCCGAACTTACCCGCCTCCGTGGGATCGCCGAGAACGAGAAGGGGCTGCTCGACATCATCAAGCGGGATGAGGCGGAGTTGAAGCTTCTCCGCGCCCTCGCCGAACGTGCGGAGGACGTAGAGGGAATATCGGACATTATCGGGCGGTGTGCGTTAGGCGAAGCGTATACGGTAATGGACAGGGGCTTGTTCGATGAACATTCCCGCGCCGTCTCTGCCCACCTGAAGGAGGGGAGATGACCTATAACTGGTGGCCCGTATCGGAGCAAATCGGCAAGGAGCGGCACCTTGTCGGGATGGACTGCAACCTGGTGGACATCCCCAACCTGTTCCGCACAAAGAAAGCGGCTGATGCGTTCATCGCCGACTGGAAGCGGGAGAGTCCTGTGGTGAAAACGTGGGGGCTGAAGGCTGTGCGGATTCCGATAACCTACCCGCCCGAGGGGAAGGGTAGTGGGTCAGTTTGAGATGCGTGTGCTTGAGAGGTCAGGCAATGGTTGTTCACTTGGCGTGGTGTCCGCGATATGATGCGCGAATTAGGATCGGTCTCGTATGGGGGAGAAAAGGTTTGCAAGG